GTCCGCCACTGACACACACTAGATCTAAATGAGAATCATTCTCATTTGGCTACAGTCTAACAATGCATAACCGATATTTGATCAGTTGCAAATGCATTGTAAGTCATTGATTTCATTAGAGTTTTTCATTGTCGAGTCAAATAGCAAAGCCTATATTGTCTCACCTACCAGAAGAGTGTACTACTTTTGTTTTCTGGGCCGCTAGGCTAGGCTGGCTGGGGCATGCGTGGGCCACCCCCCGGTATGGCGTTATATATATACAGCCAAGCCCACAGAACAGCAAAATAGACCTGTTAACCACAACACCATCTGCACCATCCCCCATATACAATACAGCCCACACACGGCCTACACAGCCCCTACAGAGAGTTAACATAGCCTGCCAAGGGCTACACAGCTCCACAACTAAACAACCCCCTACAGGACCATTAAAGCCTTTCCCACAATACAGCCTATTCCGCTGCAAAAAACAAGAAAGACAAAACCGACCATGAAGATCCTGCTACCCTGCAACGAAGCAACACAACCTGCCATGCTTCACTACAATGGAGCTACTTAGCATTACACTATGTTGTTTCTACACAACACAATGAAATATATCGCTTGACAAGATTTTCAGCATTGATATAACATAGGGGTGCTGGGGTGCTGATGCTTCTATATAGTCCTATGTTGACACAATTTAGAACCCACATAGTAGATAACAACATACAACTATATAGGTATATAGCTCTATAGGGCTATATAGCCAAAACAAACCATGAAGATGTTGTCTGTGTTGACAAACAATTTGTTTCTTTCTTTTGTTTACTTTGTTGCTCTTTAGCAGTATACTGTCTACACAACCAGCCAGTTCCATACAGTAGGCAGTCTGTGTTGTACTATACAGAGCTAAGAAATGAAACAGAACAAAACAACAGTGATAGACTTTTTGTTAAATCAAAAGAGTTTGTTGCTAACGAAAGAACAGGTAGCAGCTAAAGGGTTGCTAAACAGTCCACCGTACTCTTATGCTGCAAAGATCTATATAGCATTAAACAAAGGAAGCTTAGACAATGTCTATGTTCCTCACAGTGATGTGTTTTATGTTAGAGCTTCTGTTGAAAAAGAAACAGGCTTTTATTTCCCGTTAGACAATATAGAAGAAGCAATGAAGGCTAACGGGTGGCGAGATCGAAGGAACTCATGGAGATATTGATATGGCAATCAAAAGAGGCAGTGAAGAGTTCAGTGGCTACAACAAGCCTAAAGCAACACCCGATCATCCAACAAAGAGTCATGCTGTGTTGGCTAAGGACGGAGCAACTGTCAAGTTGATCAGGTTTGGACAGAAGGGTGTTGAAGGCTCTCCAGACGGCAGCAAGCGCAATGAAGCCTTCAAGGCCCGTCACGCTGCCAACATCGCCAAAGGTAAAATGTCAGCAGCATATTGGGCCAATAAAACAAAGTGGTGAACAAGCTGTAAAGATGATATAACATATGTACGTTGCTCAGTTCCTCATCTGCATAGCACAAGCGTGTGTGGTGTTGGAGCATGAGCATTATGTTATGTACAAAGACATGGAGCGCTGTGAAGCTGCAGCGTCTATGAAGGTACAAGAGTTGTTAGCTTTGTTGAAAGACAGGGCTGTTGAGGCTGTAGCGTTTCGTTGTGTTGACAAGAGCGACAGCAGTGTTTGAGGCATTGCCTCCTTTTAAGAAAGAAACTATTATGGCTACCACTAAGACAGACGCACAGAAGGTTGCAGAACTTCGTAAACAAGCAATGGACAAGAGCTTGCCTCAGCCCGTTCGTGACATGGCTGACAAGAAAGCCAATGACATTGAGGCCAAGTCTGTGAAGAAGGCTACAGGTATGGAGCTTGCTAAGGGTGGTGCTGTTGCTAAGAAGTCTCCTAAGAAGATGATGTATGGTGGTGCTCTGCCTATGATGGCTAAGGGTGGTGCTGCTATGAAGAAGGCTAAGGGGAAGAAGTAATGGCTACACGTAGAACTAGCGGTCGCTTCGGTGACGAAAAAGGTGTTCAGCGCAACAAAGACAATAGCCCTGATCCTTACGACAAACCAAACCGTTCACCCGGTCAGAGCAATGCCAATCGTGCTCGTCCTTCATTGAATGAAGATGTTGGTGATTCTCAGCGTCGAGACAATCAACGCATTGCTAGAGGTTTGATGCCAACTGCTGAAGGCGGTGGTGGGCGCAAGGCACAGCAAGATGCAGGCGGTAGGGCTGTAACACGTACAGGTGCTCGTATTGGTAAAGGTGCTGTTGCTTTTGAACTTGGTTATGCTGCTGGTCGTGAGGTGGATGAGAATGGCCTTCCTTTCACTGATGGTGTTGGTAAAGGCGTGGGTAAGAAGATTGTTGATAAGACAGGCTTGGGTAAGCTGACCGATGCTGCTGTTAATATGCGAGACAAGGTTGAGCTTTCTAAAAGTTCTAAAGAGCGCATCAAAGCTGGTGAGCTTGATAAGAAGAGTAATGACGAACGTGTCAACAAAGAAGACTATCCCACTTACAAGAAAGACACAAAGAGTGCTGCTGCATTTCGTAAAGAGTTCAAGGCTGCTAAAGATAATGGTAAAGACAGCTTCAGCTTTGAGGGTCGTAAGTACAATACCAAAGGCGAATATGCCAAAGGTGGTATGGTGACCAACCAAGGTGTTGGTGCTTCCATGAAAGCCCATAACGTTTTTGGAAAGAAGAAGTGATATGGCAATGAACAAGAACATTGACGACGACACACGCAAACGTGCGCTAGCCTTTGTTGAGAAGAACAAGAAGGGCGCTGACGAGAAGGAATATCGCAGCGATCCCTACAGCAAGATGACAAAGGCTGAGCGTGACTCTCGTGTTGGTTATCCAGACGACTTCCCTCCTGCGTCTACAGACGATGCCACTAAGCGTCTTCCTAAGAACAAAGCTCGTGTTGTTAGCAAGAAAGAGCTTGAAGCTTCTGGCCTCAGCCTGCGTGACTTCCTCAACAAAGAGCGTGGCCTCACACGCCGCAAAGAGCCGATGAGCAAAGAAGAAGCTAAGAAGCAATTGAAGCTGGGTGAGAAGCCATCAGCCAAAGAAGTTGATGATGCTAAGAAGCAGCTTGGTTTTGCCAAGGGCGGCTATGTCAACTGCGGCGCTTCTATGCCACCTGCACAGAAGGGTAAGAAATGAAGCCGGGTCTGTACAGCAACATTGCTGCAAAGCGTGAGCGCATTGCCGAAGGCTCTGGTGAGAAGATGCGTAAGGTGGGTAGCAAAGGTGCTCCTACGGCTGAAGCGTTTAAGCAGGCTGCAAAGACTGCGAAGATGGCTAAGGGTGGTGATGTAGCCAAACAACAAGCCAAGGTTGCTAAAGTGATGGGTGAGTTCAAAGAAGGCTCTCTGCACAGCGGCAAAGGTGGTAAGGTGGTGAAGTCGCCTAAGCAGGCTATTGCAATTGCTTTGTCTGAAGCTAAGAAGGCTAAGAAGTGATAAACAAAGAACCGAAGGTTAGGAGCATTGGTATGGTGTTGACGGCTGGTTCTGCCAACACTATCTACACCTGCCCTCCAAACTACATTGCTAAGATGGTGTTGTTGTTTGTTTCCAATCACGATATCAGCGGTGGCGGTGGCGGTGGCGGCGGTAGCGGTAGTACAAAGAAAGTGACTGTTCAATGGAACGATGTCAGTGCTGGTCAGAGCTATTACATTGTTGGTGGTTATTCATTAACTGCTACAGCGTTTCTCAAACTTGACGGTAGCTATCTTGTCCTCAACCCCGGTGACACTCTCATTGTTACGCCTGAAGCTGGTAGCGCTATGGACACTACAGTCACAGTTGAAGAATACTTTGAACCTGCAATGAGATGATATATGGCTAAAGAACTATCAGAACAACATAAGCGCTTCCTTGAAGTGCTCTTCACAGACGCTGGTGGCAACATCAGTTCTGCTATGCGTATGGCAGGCTTCTCTGAAGGCTACAGCAGACGCACCCTCACCAACTACCTCAAAGAGGAAATCATTGAAGCTACACAGCTTTACATTGCTATGGCAGCACCAAAGGCTGCAGTGGCTATGATCAATGCCATTGATGATCCTACAGAGCTTGGTTTGAAAGAGAAGATGTCAGCCGCTAAAGACTTACTCGACCGTGCTGGTTTGGTGAAGACTGAGAAGGTGCAGGTTGAAAGCACAGGCGGCATTATGGTGTTGCCTGCTAAGGAGCGCGAGGAAGACTGATGGAGACTGCATCGTTTGATTTTGGTTTGGGAGCCTTCATACTTCCACAACCCACAACAACAGATGAGTATGTTAAGATACCAAGACTATCACGTACTATTCCTTTTGGTTATAAAGTTGATGAAGAGGATGACGGATGGTTACAACCTGTACCACTTGAACTTCAAGCGCTTGAAAAAGCTAAGAAGTATTTAAAGCAATATAGCTCTAGGCAGGTGGCGGCATGGCTCACCACTGTAACTGGTAGAGAGATAAGTCATGTTGGTCTATTAAAACGTGTAAAGAATGAACAGTCCCACAAACGCAAATCCTCTACTTATCGAAAGCTTGCCGAAGGGTACGAAAAAGCCCTTAAGAAAGCGCAAGAGTACGAAGAAAGAACCGGAACAAAAGACGGAAGCTTCTTCGATAGTGATCGATACGTCAAACTTACAGAGTCCTTCACAGCCAACACCAACTGAAATTGTTCAGCCTGTACGCGACAACGTCATCTTCAGACCCAACCCCGGCCCTCAAACAAACTTCCTAGCTGCCTCAGAGCGTGAAGTGTTGTATGGTGGTGCTGCTGGTGGTGGTAAAAGCTACGCCATTCTTGCCGACCCTTTGCGGTATATGGCACATCCACAGTTTAGTGGACTAATTCTTCGTCACACCACAGAAGAACTGCGAGAGTTGATCTGGAAGTCTCAAGAGATGTATCCAAAGATCTACCCCGGTATCAAGTGGAGTGAGCGAAAGATGCAATGGCAGCATCCAAGCGGTGGTAAGTTATGGATGTCCTACCTTGACCGTGACGAAGATGTCATGCGTTATCAGGGTTTGTCGTTCTCCTACATCGCTTGGGACGAGCTAACACAGTGGCCTACACCGTTTGCCTACAACTATATGCGTTCTCGTCTGCGTACAGCGGCTGCTGACCTGCCTGTGTTCATGAGAGCTACCACCAACCCCGGTGGACCCGGCCATCAATGGGTCAGGAAGATGTTCATTGTGCCTGCAGCGCCCGGTAAAAGCTTCTATGCCACCGATGTTGAGACAGGAGAGACACTGGTCTACCCTAAAGGACACAGCAGAGAAGGCCAACCTCTGTTCAAACGCAAGTTTATATCGGCTAAGCTGGCTGACAACCCCTATTTGGCTGACTCAGGTGACTACGAAACCATGTTGTTGTCTCTACCAGAGCACCAACGTAAGCAATTGCTTGAGGGCAACTGGGATATTGCAGAGGGTGCAGCGTTTTCTGAGTTCAATAGAGCCATTCACGTAGTAGAACCCTTCACCATCCCCAGTAGTTGGCCCAGATTTAGGTCTGCCGACTACGGATATGGTAGCTATAGCGCTGTATTGTGGTTTGCTGTAGCACCTGATGAGAGTTTGGTGGTGTATAGGGAGCTTTATGTCAGCAAAGTGCTGGCAGAAGACCTAGCTGTGATGATTATGCAGGCTGAAGATGGTGAAAAGATTCGATATGGGGTACTAGATAGCTCATGTTGGCACAAACGTGGTGACACTGGACCCTCTATTGCTGAACGGATGATTATGAAGGGTTGCCGCTGGCGACCCGCTGACCGATCTGCTGGTAGTCGCATCGCAGGCAAGAACGAAATCCATCGTCGCCTACAAGTTGACTCAATGACGGAGCAGCCTCGTGTTGTTTTCTTCAATACCTGTACACAAATCATTGCCGACTTACCAACTCTACCTATTGACAAGACTAATATGGAAGACATCAATACTAAAGTTAGTAATGACCACACCTATGACGCATTACGTTACGGGGTAATGTCGCGTCCTCGCAGTGGCTTGTTTGACTTCGACCCTATGTCACAAAACTCTGGTATTCGCGTAGCAGACGAAACATTTGGCTATTAAATCGCTACATGTTATACCTTTCATTATAATTTGGAACACCTATGGCACTCATTGATAAACCTTCTAACGATAAGACACTAGCTCTTGATGACTCACCGAAGAGTGAGGACGACTTTCAAGCTCGTGGAATCATCAGCTTCATTGAAAAGCGCTATACCAAATCGGAAGAGTCTCGTCGCACTGACGAAGATCGTTGGCTCCGTGCCTATCGAAACTATCGTGGTCTGTATGGCCCTGATGTTAAGTTCACTGAGACAGAGAAGAGCCGTGTATTTGTGAAGGTGACAAAGACTAAGACGCTTGCTGCGTATGGTCAGATTACCGATGTGTTGTTTTCTAACAACAAGTTTCCTTTGAGCATTGACCCATCTGTATTACCTGAAGGTGTAGCAGAGTCTGTACATTTCGATCCAAAGAACCCAGACACAGCACCACCATCCATTCCATTCGGTGAAGAAGGCGCTGCCAGCATTGGTAAAGACTTTGACTTGGATACGCTGGAGCAAATGCTTGGCAGTTTGAAAGAAGAACTGAAGGATGTTCCCGGTCTCAAGATGGGTGCTGGACAGACACCAACGTCTGTGACGTTTAGTCCTGCTATGGTGGCAGCTAAGAAGATGGAGAAGAAAATCCATGACCAGCTTGACGAGAGCGGTGCAAGTAAACATCTCCGTGCTTCAGCATTTGAGATGGCATTGTTTGGTACAGGTGTGATGAAGGGTCCGTTTGCTGTCAACAAAGAATATCCCAACTGGACAGAAGACGGTACATACAAACCAACAATCAAGACAGTACCGGAAGCATCACACGTTTCAATCTGGAACTTCTATTGGGATCCTGACGCAAACAATACAGAAGACTGCCAGTATGTTATTGAGCGTCACAAGATGTCGCGTACACAGCTACGTGCTTTGAAGCGTCGACCACACTTCCGTAAGAACGTCATTGACCAACTCATTGAACAAGGCGAAACCTACATCAAGAAGTATTGGGAAGATGACTTGCGTGACTACGCTCCCAACTTTGACGTTGATCGCTTTGAAGTGTTGGAGTATTGGGGTAACGTAGACATTGAGTTGTTGGAAGAGAATGACATCAACATCCCAGCAGAGTATGCTGACGGTGATGAACTGCAAGCTAACATTTGGTATTGCAACGGCAAAATCATTCGCTTGGTATTGAACCCATTCAAGCCTGCAAAGATTCCATACTACGCTGTTCCTTATGAACTCAACCCATATAGCTTAGCTGGTGTTGGTATTGCAGAGAACATGGACGACACACAGACGTTGATGAATGGCTTCATGCGTATGGCTGTTGACAACGCTGTGTTGTCAGGCAACCTCGTCTTTGAAGTTGATGAGACCAACCTTGTCCCCGGTCAAGACATGTCAGTGTATCCCGGTAAAGTGTTTCGTCGTCAAGGCGGTGCTCCCGGCCAAAGCTTGTTCGGTACTAAGTTTCCTAACGTGTCTCAAGAGAACCTGCAGTTGTTTGATAAAGCTCGTCAGCTTGCCGATGAATCGACAGGTATGCCTTCGTTTGCTCACGGCCAAACTGGTGTGAGTGGTGTTGGTCGCACAGCATCTGGCATCTCTATGTTGATGAACGCTGCTGGTGGTTCTATTAAGACCGTCATTAAGAACGTTGACGACTACTTGATTAACCCACTTGGTAAAGCATTCTTCAGCTTCAACATGCAGTTTGATTTTGATCCAGAGATCAGAGGTGACTTGGAAGTGAATGCTCGTGGTACTGAATCGTTGATGGCTACAGAAGTTCGTTCACAACGACTGATGCAGTTCTTGCAGATTGTTAGCAATCCCGCACTGATGCCATTCGCTAAGATGCCCTACATCATCCGTGAGATTGCTAAGTCTATGGACTTGGATCAGGACAAGGTTACTAACAACATGGATGAGGCTGCTCGTCAGGCTGCATTGATGCAGCCTCCTGCCGCCGCTGGTGCTCCACCCGCCGCTGGTGCTCCACCTGTACCGGGAACTGGCGTAGCTGACATGACAGGTGGTGGTGCTGGCAACATCGGTGTTGGTGCTGCTCCTGCACCGGGTGAGCAAGGCTTTGCTGGTAACACCGCTGGTCAACCACCACAACCTCCACAGGCTGCTTAATGGAAAAGGCGTTTCTACCAAAGCTCAAGGGCATGCTTAACAGCCCTCATTTGTGGGATGCCTTCGTCGATAAGCTTGACTATGACATTGCACAGCAGCAACGCAATCTTGAACAAGCAACAGACCTGCAACAACTGTTTAAGGCACAAGGTGCAATTGCTGCTTTGCGTCATTTGAAATATCTCAAAGATGAGATAAACAGTAAGGACTAACATGGGAATCGCAAGCGCTCTTTTTAAAAAACCACTGGCCTCTTCAATGAAGAAGATGGCTGGTGAAGTGTCTAGTGATGTCCTACCAAAAGCAGCATCATCAATTGTTGCAGATGTTCCAGTAGAAAAGCTCATCCCTGATAGTATTGTTAATAAACCAACACCACAGCAGATTGAAAGAATGGCTGTTCAACCTGATACAGCGCCTATTGATCCGTTCGTTGCTAAGCGAATCGATAGAACTGAAGACTTCGGTGTAGAGCCAGAACTGCTTGCAAAAGAAAATGAAGATGCATTTCAGGTTCTTGGTGTAACTCCAGAAGTTAAAGACCAGTGGCGAAAAGATAATAAGAGTTCTTTGCGAAAAGGTTTGCTTCCTGAAATTGAAGACGCAGCACAGAAGCTTTTTGATAACAAGATTGATGCTGATGAGTTTAAAGCTCTGTCTGATGCTAAGCAGCCAATTGTTCCAATGGACAATGTTCCAGAAGTTCCATCGTTTAATGACATTACAAATGCACTAACCGAAGAACAGGTTAAGAAGGGCATCATTGGTGTCAACCTTAAGCTTCCGGCAAACGAAAGAGTTTCATCGCGCCTTGATATTCCGGCATATAACGACTACAACACTTGGGTGGTATCACTCCACGACGGAACTAAGAAGAGTGGTGCTGCTATTGGTTATGCTAAAACTGCTGTGCTGAAGAACGTCGAGTTTGTTTCTGATTCAAAAGTAGCCCTTGATATTGCTCGACGCAAGCCACTTGCTAGTGGTAGAAAAATGGGTAAGGCAACAATTGCTAGGATCTTTGGCGACTGGGTTCCTCACGATCCCGATACTGCTAAAGCCTATGCCGAGAAAGTATTTAAAGAAGAAGGCTGGTCACAGGTTGGTATGAATCCGTACCGTGCTAGTTACTTCTATGATAAGGCAGACGGCATGCCTGTAGTTTCTGCTGATGAGGTAGTTCAGATTGGGCCACTTGTTATGGCAAAGAACGTTAAGAAGACAACACCGAAAGATCCAATGTTTAAAGTAAATCCCAAAGATGAAGCTAGTCCAACCTTTGCTGCTGGTGGTGCTGTAACTCAAACAAACCGATTGTTCGCCGAAGGTGGCGTAATGCAACAGGGTGGCACAGTCGATCCTGTATCTGGCAATGAAGTGCCACCCGGTGCTATGCAAGAAGAAGTAAGGGATGATATTGATGCTAAGCTGAGCGAGGGTGAGTTTGTTTTCCCTGCTGATGTTGTGCGATTCTATGGTTTGGAAAAACTAATGATGATGCGTGACAAAGCCAAGATTGGCTTGCAGAAGATGAACGACATTGGTCAGATGGGTAATGCTGAAGAAGTACCGGACGGTGAAGCTTTGTTTGGTGGTGGTGAGGATGAGATGGATGATGAGATGTTCTCGTCTGAGATTGATTCAATCATGAGCGAAGAGGGTTAATGTATGCCATCAGGACCACCACCAAGACCAAGTCAAGCTCAGATTGAGCGTGAGAAAATGAATATGCACTTCACAATGAAGCAGCAAGAGTTTGAGGCTGAAGCTCAGTTGAAGGCTATGAAGGTCGGCGCTGGCATTACTTCCAACATTGAAATTCCGGGGTAATTGATGGCAACAAAAACTGTTTGGATTCAAGATGGCGACAATTCTCGCTACGAAACAATTGACGTACCTGATGCTGCGCCAGCACCTGCGCCAGCCCAAGTAACAAATGAACAAGTTGCTGCAATTGATCGGCTTGCTAAACAAATATTAGCGCAAAACATAACAGACAAATGGTCAGGTCAGGGATTTGGTTCGGCTGAAGCCAATGCTAAAGACATGGCAAAGATTCTTGATGGTATTGGCATTACTGACATTAGACAGTTTGGACAGTTTGAAACAACTGTAAATAAACAACAAAAAGTTGTACCAGAGTATCGGACAATCGATGTAGGTGATAGTACTCAGAGCGTTCCTACAGGACGTTATTACATTCCTGCATATTCACAAGTAGGCGATTCTGAGCAACTGACAGGAAAGCAATATGTTGATCCCTCTTCTGTAAAAACATCAGAGGTCATTGAGGGAGATAATAGTTATACAACATACACAGCCTCAATACCAACAAAAGAGCTTGCTTACGGCAATAAAGAAACAGGAAAAGTCGTTCCTAACACCTATAGTGAAAGACAGACAGGAAATGCTTGGGGCGGTACTTTTGCTGGAAGTGGTAACACTGGCTACCGAGTGCAGTTTGCACCTGATGGCACTCCTGTTTTTTACACTACAGGCGCATCAAGCAGTGACCTTGGTGATTTGATGCCCATCATATCTGTTGCTCTGATGGCTACCGGGGCTGGTGCAGGTTTGGGCGCAGCTTTGATGGGTGGCTCTTCAGTCGCAGCTACAGCACTTGGTTCAGGAATTATCAGTGGTGTTATGGCAGAGGCCACAGGTGGTGACTTTATTAAAGGGGCTATAACAGGAGCTGTTGGTGCTGGTGTTGGTGCTTATGCTGGTGATCTTGGCGCTGCTCTCGGTGTAACCAATCCTGATATTGCTAAAGCGGTTGGTGGCGCAATCATACAGGGCGCTGCTTCTGAGGCAGCAGGTGGTGATTTCATTGATGGAGCTATTGCTGGTGCATTATCCGGATCTGGTCAAAAGGCAGGAGAGCTATTGGGTCTCACTGGACAAGTCGCTTCTACCGTTGGAACCTCTATTGTTAAAGGTGTTGTTGCTGAAGTTCAAGGTAAAGACGTAACTGACGCAATGATTGCTGGTGCAGTGTCTGGTGCTCTTAGCTATAAGACTCCTGAAACAACTGTGCAAACTGCAGAAGAGATGGACAAGACTTTCCAAGAAGATATGGCAAAGCTTGGTATTACCTCTACAGACTTAAACATTGGTCCTAAAACAGAAGACGTTCTTGCTTCAAGCTTTCAAGAAGACATGACCAATCTTGGTATTGTTTCTACCGAGGCTCCACCGCCTTCTGAGTATCAGTTCACTAAAGACTTTGGTACAGGTACAGACTACTCTTTGACAACAGGTGTGACCTTCCCGAAAGAGGGTATCAATGTTGACGAAGTTAAAGATGCTGGAGCAACCGTTGGTGAATCCCCAGTTGATTACAGCTTAAATGTAAACGCTCCTTTTGATGGTCTGCAAATGCCAACATCACCAAACCTTGATGGTATGGGTGGCGGTCAGGGTCTTACTGTTAAGACACCAGATGGTGTGTTGTCTGAAGAAGGTGTTACCAAAACAGGTACTGCCTCTGACTTAGGCGATCCAGACTCTTTCATTAACAAACCAGCCCCTGATGTTCCAGAAGATAGTCTTGATTGGAAAGCCGGATTGAAGACAGCAATGGGTCTTGTTGGTGGCGCAACTGCTGGTTTAGCTGCTACAAAATCTACACGTACTCCTTCTACACCTGTGAACCTAAACTATGGTGACATCTACAAAGATGCACCAATCAAAGGCTTTGCTATGCGTAAAGGCGAAGACGGTAAATACACACCCTATATTGGTGATAAGGCACAGCTTGCTAAAGGTGGCTTAGCATCTCGTCGTAAATAAGCTACAATAGAAATACCAAAGTCTGTGGTGGGCAGACTGGTACTTAATAACACCCACCATCATTGGCTACCTGACTCCGGGACAACATGTCCCCTACAGCGCAGCCCCAACTTAAAAGGTATTTATGACTGAAGTAGTCTTGGAACAAAAAGCACAGGCGGTAGCAATTGCACCGTTCGGTAAACGCAACACCAACCGTGAGCGTATTGAACGTGAAGAGGCAGAGATTAAACAACTCACTGAAGGTGGCGCTGAAAAAGCTGCAGCTTCTGAAGAGACTATTGAAGACGACAGCAATTTGTCAGCAGAAGAGAAAAGCTTTAAGAAGCGTTATGGTGATCTTCGCCGCCATTCACAGCAGCAACAGGTTTCTCTTCAGAAACAAATTGATGAGTTGCGTAGTCAGCTTACTCAGTCTACAGAGAAACAAATCAAGCTGCCAACGAATGAAGAAGACTTGGCTAAGTGGGCAGCAACATATCCCGATGTGGCAAAGATTGTAGAAACCATCGCCATTAAGAAAGCTAAAGAGCAAACTGCTTCTATGGAGCAACGCTTTGCAGCATTGGATGAACAAGAGAAACTAACAGCACGTGAGAAGGCTGAACTGGAACTCACAAAGATTCATCCAGACTTTGATGCAATTCGAGACACTGATGACTTCCATAACTGGGCAGACGAACAACCAGCTTGGGTACAACAAGCCCTGTATGAGAATGATACAGATGCTCGTTCTGCTGCTCGTGCCATTGATCTGTATAAGATTGATCGCAACATTGGTAAGTCGAAGCCGAAGAAGGAAGATGCTTCTGCTGCACAGGGCATCCGTACCCGTGGCGAACGATCTGCCCCAACTGGTAAAGACACCGAAGGCGTAATCTATGAGTCACAAGTGGCTAAGATGACTAGCCGACAGTATGAAGCCAATGAAGCCGCTATCAATGCAGCAATGCAAAGTGGTAAGTTTGTATACGATTTAAGTGCTGGCGCACGATAATTGTTGACACAGACTGAAAAAGTCTGGTATAACTTTTAACAGGATGAAAAGGGTAGCTCCCCTGACACTGCCGATTCAGTGTCTAGTCCTTTATCTAATCGGGGATTGAAATGAATGATGTTAAGACTTGCAGTTGTTGCAAGGTTGAGAAGCCTTTGGTTGAGTTTGGTAAATCCAGCAAAGCCAGTGGTTCAGGTTACAAAGCTGTCTGTAAGATTTGTTTAGCTGAGAAGTTGAGGATGTGGCGACTTGCTAATCCTGAGAAGGCTAAAGAACGAGACAGGATTTGGGCCAGTAATAATAAAGATAAGATTAGTGAAAAGAATAAAAAACGATACACTAACTTAACTCTGGATCAGAAGTTTGCTCAACTGGTTAAGACAGCGAGTGAACGTAAACGAATGAATTGTTTTATCACTGTTGAACATCTTCATGATGTTTGGCAGCGACAAAAGGGTCTGTGTGCTTATACTAAGTTGCCGCTATCTAGCGAAGCTCACCAACTTAATACAGTAAGCCTAGACCGAATCGATAGTGACAAGGACTATGTCTCTGACAATATTCAGCTAGTCTGTGTACCTATCAATGTGATGAAGAGTGATATGACTGAGTCTCAGTTTGTTCAGCTTTGTCAGTTAGTAACGCAAAACGTTAGTAAGCAGACAACCTAGTTGATCTAGCCTATACGAATATCCTAATAGCTAGGGGATATTCTTATACACCTAGAAGAGACAGCCCTGTGGACTATGTCAGCGTATGTTTTATATGTATGCCAATATATCTATAGGAGATTTTAAAATGGCTTTTCCTTCCGCACCCGGCTACGGCAACCTGCCCAATGGTAACTTCTCTGCTGTTATTTACAGTAAGAAAGTACAACTCGCGTTTCGCAAATCATCTGTCGTCGAAGACATTACCAACAACGATTACTTCGGTGAAATTGCGCAGATGGGGGATTCAGTAAAGATAATTAAAGAGCCAGAAGTTTCGGTTCAGCCCTACAAGCGTGGTACTCAAATCACTGCTCAGGACTTGGACGACGAAGACTTCACACTGGTTGTTGACCAGTCGAACTTCTTTGCTTTCAAAATCGACGATATCGAAGCTGCTCACTCGCATGTAAACTTCATGCAAATGGCTACTGACCGCGCTGCCTATCGCTTGCGTGACCAGTATGACCAAGACGTGTTGGGCTACTTGTCCGGCTACACCCAGTCCGCTCTGCATGCCGTTGCTGACACTGCCCGTACTACCGCTCCCGGTACTAAGGCTGTCGCATCCGCTGGTGCTGACGAACTGTTGTCCACCATGAAGCTGATCAAAGGTAGCTTCGGTAACATCACTACCGCTTCTGCTGGTGATCATTCCATTCCTTTGGCTCCACGCCTGCCCGGTGCAACTGCACTGCCCACTGCCACTTCATCGCCTTTGGCTGTGATCGCACGTATGGGTCGTTTGTTGGATCAGCAGTTTGTTGACACCCAAGGTCGTTGGTTGGTCGTCGACCCAGTGTTCATCGAAATGTTGAAGGACGAAGACAGCCGTCTGTTGAACTCCGACTTCGGTGGTTCCGGTCTGCAAAACGGTTTGGTCATCAACAACCTGCACGGCTTCCGTGTGTATGTGTCGAACAACACTCCAAAGGTTGGCACTGGCCCCGGTACTTCTGGTACTGCTAACCAGAACAGCAACTTCGGTGTTATCGTTGCTGGTCAAGACGCTGCTGTGGCAACTGCTCAGCAGATCAACAAGACCGAGACCTACCGCGATCCCGACAGCTTTGCTGACATCGTGCGTGGTATGCACCTGTATGGTCGTAAGATCTTGCGTCCTGAAGCCATCGTAACTGCAAAGTACAACGTGGCCTAAATGAAACAGGGGAAGCTCACAAGGCTTCCCCGTTTCTACATCAATCAATAAAGGAACTTTAAAATGGCTCTCTCTCAAACCGTTGCTAAGCTGGCCCGTGTGGTCGAAGCTACTGTAACTCTCCCAACTACTTCCGGTACTGTTACCGCTGTGTCGTTGCCTGCTGGTTGTGTTGTGCTGGCTGCTGGTGTTGTCACCACTGTTGCCATCGCTGGCTCCACTGGCTACACCGTCGATCTGAGCATTGGCTCTACTGACGTGCAGTCGGCTCTGGACATCCAAGCCGCTACTGTTGGCACTATCACTGTGGAAGCTGCTGTGCCAGTTGCCACTGCTGTTGCTGACACTCTGGACGTTGTTGCTACCGTCACTGGTACTGCCACTGCTGGTGCTGTGCGTGTGTGGGCTTTGGTGTTGGACATGTCCACCATCCCCGGTCCTGACGAAGTCGACCGCGACCAACTGGCCTAATCTTTTAGGCTGACCTAAGAGGGAGGGTCTTTAACGAGGCTCTCCCTTTTGTTGTTTGAAATACATAGGAACATATCATGGCTATTACATCTGCACTCTGCACCAGCTTCAAAACCGAATTGTTGGAGCGTAAGCACGACTTCAATGCCACCAGCGGTCACACATTTAAACTTGCTTTGTACACATCTGCTGCTTCGCTCGACGCAGCCACCACCAACTACACCACCAGCAACGAAGTTGTTGGCACAGGCTATACAGCAGGTGGTGTTGTTTTGACAAACATCGACCCCACATCATCGGGCACTACAGCCTTTGTAGACTTTGCCGATGCCACATTCCCTAGCGCTACCATCACTGCTGCTGGCGCTGTCATCTATAACACCACCACTGACGGTGGTACAGGCACAACCAACGCTGTTGCTGTCATCTCCTTTGGTGGTGACAAGACTTCAACAAACGGTGACTTTGTTGTGCAGTTCCCAACAGCAGACGCTTCCAACGCTATCATTCGTTTGGCGTAAGGTTGCGTAAATGGCAACAACAACACGCACTGGCGCTATATACGGTATAGGTACTTATGGTACTTCCGTCTATGGCGTTAGCAATGTTGCTTATGTACCGGACGGTGTTGTCTCCGTAGCCACTTCTGATAGTGGCGTTGTCATTGAAGCTGATGCCAATCATGTAGTTGTTAGTCTTATTAGCCCTGCCGTTGTAGGCAGTGTAGGCGTTGTAGGCGTTGCAGTTACTAGCATGGTTGGTGTAGCAGCTACAGGCTTTGTTGGTGATGTAGCGTTGTCGCTTGGTTGCACTATCATAGTGGATGGTGTTGCTACTACAGGCGCTGCAGGTAGTGTAGTTGTTGAAGCTGATGCTGCCACGTTGATGGTTGGTGTAGCCGCTGCAGGTGTTGTCGGTGAGACAACAATCGTTGCCAATTCAACAACACTTGCTGCAGGCAGTGAAGCTGTTACAGCCCTTGGTGATGTTGAAGTTCGTTCCATCAACCGAATCCCAGTAGACGGTATTGCCATTGCAGCTTCTATTGGTGATGTAACAATTGTTGCCGCTTCTAACACTGTTCTTGTTACAGACGAAATTGTTGTTACACTAGGTGATGTTATTGCTAAGGCATCATCGCTTACTGTTGTCAGCGGTGTATTTGTTACAGGTGTTATTGGTGATGTTTCTATTGCTGAGAATGCTAGACCAACCTTTGACGGTGTAAGCGCTGCAGCTTTGATTGGTGATGTATCTATTTCTGTAACAGTGTTTGACTATAACGCTGTTGCTTCTTTGTATGCTAGAACTAGAACAGTGTTTGTAGCTAGAACATCAACCAGCAAAGAAAGAACAGTTGGTATTGCTGCACAGTCCCGTGTTGTATATGTTGAGTCTAAGTCTACACCATCGACACGTACTTATGGTGTGTTGACGCAAGATAGAAAAGTGTACACAGCCAGAAAAAATAGCTCTTCTGATAGAGCAGTATCTGTAGCTTAAAGAATGTTAGAGGAAATATATGTCATTTAAATGGCCTCCAAAAGATAAAGATGAACTGCTAGACTACAGTGTAGACTGGTCACGGTTCTTAGGTGCTGCTACCATTATTAACATCACTTGGTTTGTTGACGATGCTGACGATGTCAAAACTCAGATTGATGCAGGTATTGTCGTCAATGGTATTCAGAACGTTTCACAAACCATTAGCGGCAGTGTTGCCACCATCAATCTTGGTCTTGGTACAGCCAACTACGACTATAAGTTTACATGCCGTATGCAAGACAGTTCAGGCAGTATTGCTGAGCGAGTCATTCGCTTGAAGATAAAGGAACAATAATATGGCATACGATTACATCGGTCTTGTCAATGAAGTGAACCGTCGACTCAACGAAGTTGAACTCACCTCTGGTACTTTCCCTACAGCTAAGGGTTTCTATTCACAGGTCAAGGATAGTGTTAATGCATCTCTGCGTGACATTTCACAGACAACATACGAATGGCCTTTCCATCATGTGATTGCTGAAGAAACTCTTACAGCAGGTACAACACGGTATGCTTTTCCTAATGATGCGGGGTCGATTGACTTCGATACCTTCCGTGTCAAGGAAAGCTCTACACTAGGCAACGCTACAGTTAAGCTGGACGTTGTCTCCTATGAAGACTACTTAGAAAACTCTGTTGATCAAGAGTATGGTGACAACACTTCTAAACGTGAAGTGCCCTCTGCTGTGTTTCAAACTACAAGTTTGGAATGGGGTGTGACACCAGTGCCTGACCAAGACTATGAGATTGTCTATGAATATTATCGTGTTCCTGTAGATCTTCAAAATGGTACAGATGTTCCTTCTGTTCCAGAGCGCTTCCGTCATGTCATCATTGATGGTGCTATGTACCATGCCTACATGTTCCGTAGCAACGAACAAGCTGCCAACATTGCTAAGAGTAAGTTTGAAGAAGGCTTGAAGCGTATGCGTACCATCTTGGTGAATCGCTACGTATACATGCGCTCTACCGCCATCATTCAATCTGGTAGCGGTACTTCTTCTTTTGGTGATCGGGTTCGATAATGGCTGACGGACTACAGACATATCCGTTTGAGTTCCGTGGTGGACTCATCTCTAACCTGTCACCACTTCAACAAGGTACACAGGCTCCCGGTAGCGCTCGTCTGCTGAAGAACTTTGAACCATCTACTGACGGTGGTTATAAACGCATTGAGGGCTACGACAAATATTCTAGCTCGTTCGTGCCAGCCTATGGCACACCACTGGTGCAGGGGTCAGCACAGACTGGTACAATCCTTGTGCTTGCCAACATCTACACAGCCCCTGCTGATGGTGATACTTTCACAATTGATGGTGTCGCTGGCACATATACAATTGCTGCTGGTGGTGTATCGTTTAACAGTACATACAAGCAAGCTACATTGACGCTGACAGACTCCTTAGCATCTAGTCCAGCCGATAAAGCTGCTGTTACATTTGAGAGCCATACAGGTACTATCAAGGGTGTTGTCGCTTGGAACGAGACAGTGTTGTCCTATCGCAATGCCGACATCTACACCACCACAGGAACCACTCACACCAAGATAAACGTACCATCTTATGGCACAGTGTTGGTGGCTGGTGGTGCTCAGACAGGTGCAACATTGAACGTTGACGGTTTGACAGGCACTCCACAGATTGGTGACACATTCTCAATCGCTGGTGTTGAGAAGGTATATACAGTGTTGGCTGTACCAACGGTGACGGCTGGTGCTGCTGCGTTGTCTATATTTCCCGCACTTGCGTCTAGCCCTGCAGACAATGCTGCTTTGACGATGCTGTCGTATGACAGAAGTGGTGGTGGTAAGCTGCGCTTTGCTAAGTATAGAGTAAACAACACTGACAAGGTGATGGCTGTTGACGGTGTTAATACACCATTTGTTTGGGATGGTGTTTCCTTTACAGAAGTTACAAATGCTCCAGCCGATGTTGTCGGTGCAAGCTATGTTACTTACCATAAAAATCAAATGTTCTTCGCTAAAGGTAATGTCTTGACATTTACGTCACCTTATACCGACACTGATTTTAATCCAGCCAACGGTTCAGGTGTTATTGCAATCAACGGTCTTATCACAGGCATCATTCCTTTCCGTGAAGCACTCATCATCTTTACAGACAAAACAATATCTCAACTTGTTGGTAACACCTTGCAGGATTTTGTATTGCAGCCTGTGACAACTAAGGTGGGTTGTGTTGCTCCTGATACCATCCAAGAGATTGGTGGCGATGTCATCTTCCTTGGTCCTGAAGGACTGCGCTTGTTCGGTGCTACAGACCGTGTTGGTGACTTCAACATGGGTGTGGTGTCAAAGCCTATTCAGAATGAAATGACCAGTCTGATCGCATCAAGCAGTAGCTTCGCAAGCTGTGTCATTAAACAGAAGTCGCAATATCGTATCTTCGGTTACAACTCTTCTGGTGAGTCTACAGCAAACGCTAAAGGTGTACTTGGTACACAGATGGTTGGTGACAATACAAACAACATGTCGTGGGCTGAGACAGTTGGTATCAAGACTTATGTTGTCGATACTGACTATGAAAACCAAACAGAGACAGTTGTGTTTGCTCACGACGATGGATACATTTATCAAATGGAAAGCGGCAACAGCTTTGATGGCACTAACATTATTGCTTCATTTGCTACACCTTTTGTTTCAATTAACGACCCACGCATCCGTAAAACGTTTTACAAGCTGTTCCTCTATACAGACCCTCAAGGTGGTGTAACAACCTCTGTCAACTTGAAGCTAGACTTTGACACGCAGGGTAGTATTCAACCAGAGACTATTCAGTTGTCTAACGAAGCAGGCAGTGTAAGCTTCTACGGCACATCTGGTGCGCGATATGGCACTACCGTTTTCGGAAGTAAGTTGGTAAAGCAGTTTGAAACTCAAGTGGTTGGGTCGGCTTTTAGCGTGTCGCTGCAGTTTGTATCGGATGGTCAAAACCCTCCATACAGCTTGGATGCAGCAACTTTGGAATATGCAACACATGACAGACGTTAAAGCTTTACAGCTTTGATGTTTCGGTTATAACTACACACACTAGACAGGAACTATTATGGCAGGATATACACGAGTCGATACAAGTAACAACATTGCTGACGGTAACGTCATCTCTGCTGCCGACCTCGACAATGAATTTGATGGCGTACAAGCTGCGTTCAATGCCACCACAGGCCACACACACGGCGGTGGCGTTGGTGAAGGCGCTCCCATTACAGCGCTTGGTCCAGTCAATGATGTCACCATCAGTGCTACATTGTTTGCTCCAAAGACCACCAACACTGTGGACATCGGTAGCTCGTCGCTGAAATACAAAGACCTGTATTTGGCTGGTAACGCTTCCATTGCTGGTACGTTGGGTGTTACAGGTGTTGCCACTTTCACTGCACAGCCTGTATTGTCTTCATTGACAGCCTCTCGTGCTGTGTTCACTGACGGTTCTAAAGGTCTGGTAAGCAATGCACTTACAGGCACAGGCAACGTTGTCATGTCTGCTGCACCAACTCTGACTGGCACTATCACGGCTGAAGCGCTTACATTGTCCGGTGCTGTCACCGCAAGCGCTGGCACAGCCAACGGCGTGGCCTACCTCAACGGTAGCAAAGTCCTGACCACGGGGAGTGCGCTGGTATTTGATGGGACTGGTTTAGCAATTGGCTCATCCTCTGCTGTTGGTAAGCTATATATTGCTGGCGCTGGAGCTAATCGTCTTGCGACAAATTCTCCTTCTGGGAATAGCTATATTGGCTATGACGGCGCAAATGACATTTACAACATCCAATCAGTTAATAACATTTCGTTTGGTGTTGCGTACAACGAACAAATGCGCCTGACCTCCACAGGTCTGGGTATTGGGACGAGCAGCCCTGCAAGCAAATTAGTTGTATCTAACGCAGGGGCTTTGGGTATTGAATTTGACCCAGCATCGGGCGGAATGCAGGTCTACAACCGCAGCACATCGGCATACGGCACGATGAACCTGTCGGCTAACACCATGTATTTCCGTACTGGTGCATCCCCCGCCATCAAAATGACCTTGGACTCCTCCGGCAATCTGGGTATTGGAAACAGCAGCCCAACGGCAAAACTTGATGTAACGGGCACGGCTGCAATCTCTGGCGCTGTTACCCTGTCCGGCGGCACAGCCAACGGCGTGGCCTACCTCAACGGTAGCAAAGTCCTGACCACGGGGAGTGCGCTGACGTTTGATGGGACGAATTTCACCGTTGGGGCATCTTCAACAACGGGTGATTACAAAGCGTTTATTCAAAAATCTGGCGGCGAGTTACTTGGCTTAAATGCAAGTAGTGGAACATTGGCCCGGATTGCTTTTGGTAACGCAACCGCCAGTTTTGGAAGTACACAACTTATTGCAAATGCTGCCGATCTTGCATTCATCACAAATTCTGCCGAACAAATGCGCCTGACCTCCACAGGCTTGGGCATCGGCACTACAAGTCCGGGTGCAGAGTTGCAAGTAAATAATGCTTCTGCATCTGCTGGACGGCGGGGGCTTCGTGTAAGTGCCAGCGGCTGGACAAGCGCTTACGGTGAGTTGGTCATTGACACAACAGCCACAAAAATTGACCTGAACTCATCAAATGCAGCATACCCACTCTCTTTCAGTATTGCATCCGCAGAAGGCATGCGCCTGACCTCCACAGGCTTGGGGATTGGGACGAGTTCGCCAAGTACAAAGCTGACTGTTAGAGGGGTGACATTTACTGATAGCGGTGTGAGTGGTGGGGCATCTGGGCTTGTTTATGCTCTTAGTGCTTCCAGCGGAGGCAATTTTGGTCAACTTGGAAACACCGGGACTCGATGGTCACTTGGATACGGGCCTTCTTTAACGGCTCTTGGCACAGAGGTTTTGGTGTGGAACTCCTCCGGCAACGTGGGTATTGGGACGGGTTCGCCTTCACAGAAACTCCATGTTGTTGGCAATGCTTTGGTTACACCTAGTGGTGGATGGACTACGGGTGGTGTTGCAACTCAGTACTTTGGTGATGTGTATGGGTCAATCAAGTATGACTACAACACCACCAACTTTCTGATAAGTTCTTACGGCTCATTTTCAATTGCAACGAACGGAACCTCTCCCGCTACACGACTGACACTGGATGGCTCCGGCAACCTAGGATTGGGAGTTACTCCGAGTGCTTGGTCAGGCACAAATCCAGTATTTGAATTTGGAAATACTTCTACAAGTGTTTCTGCGTCTTTATTTCAAAATGGTGTAAACGACACTTGGTTTAGTTCCAATGCGTATTTTAATGGCACTAATTGGATATACAAAGCAACTGGCGCTGCAACTCAGTACCATCAATCAAATCAAGCGCATGAATGGTATAAGGCCGCATCAGGCACAGCAGGTAACGCTATTAGCTTTACTCAAGCAATGACCTTGGATGCCTCCGGCAGCTTGGGGCTGGGGACGAGTTCGCCGGGTGTGAAGCTGGATATTGCAAATACTGGTGGCAGTGTTGCCGCTCGTTTGCGCTCATCTGATTCCGGGTATGCGGAGTTGTACTTTGGGGACGTTTCGGACGGTGCTGCTTCAGCAATCAGCTACGAACACTCAACAAACCTGTTGCGTTTCTATAACGGCGGCAGCGTCAGAGCCACCCTCGACTCCTCCGGTAACCTCGGCTTGGGAGTTACTCCAAGTGCTTGGGTTCCTTCAGGAGCTGGTGGCCCAATTTTGCAAATTCAAAATGCCGCATTCTTTGGCAGCGCAAGCACAACCGGGGTGTTGAATAACGCCTATTACAACGGCGGTTTTAAGTACATTAGCAGCGATTATGCAAGCTGGTACGAGCAGATTGACAGCAAGCACGTTTGGTACACCGCCCCCTCCGGCACAGCAGGTAACGCTATCTCGTTTACTCAGGCGATGACGCTGGATGCGAGTGGGAATTTGGGTGTGGGAACCACTACGCCCGACATTTTTGGTCGCTTCTACACACGCAGCATTGGATTTTCGTCAAGCGGGTCTACTGTTCTGCAAATCAATGGCAGTAGCTACGGCGGTATTGATTTTGGTGCAGCAGGGACGCGCACAGGGGCAATTACAGGTTCTGCAGCCGATATTCAAATTGGAAGCATAACAGCAATTCCGCTGCTTATGGTTACCAACGGCTCCGAACGCGCCCGTATCACATCGGCGGGTGACTTGCTCGTTGGTCTAACTAGCACTGTCTCATATTTGGATGGCAAAATAAATAGCGTGGGTTCTTCCCCCGCTTTTTGCGGTAAAACCACCGGGGGTGCGGGTGTCTACACAAATGTGGTTTGGAATGATGCAACCACAGGCGATAACGGATTAGTTTTATTTGGAACAGAAACATCATTTAATACAAGAGGTGGAATTACCTACAACCGTGGCGCAGGTCTTGTTGCCTACAACACGACTTCAGACTACCGAGCCAAAGACATCATCGGCCCTGTGACCGACAGCGGTGCATTGATCGACTCAACCCCTGTTTACATGGGCAAGATGAAAGGCGCAACACAAGAGCGCCCGATGTTCATTGCTCACGAAACCCCAGACTACGCACACACTGGCGAGAAAGACGCTGTGGATGCTGATGGCAACCCCGTGTACCAGCAAATGGACGCAAGCGCCCTTATTCCTGTGATGTGGGCCGAAATTAAATCACTCCGTCAACGCCTTGCAGCCGCAGGCATCTAACCCCCGAAAGGAAATATCATGACTACCACATTCAAAATCTCTCAAATGGATCGCAACACTGCTGACGGTTTCGTCACCACAGTGCACTGGACCGCCTCACAAGCAGACGGCGACTTCACAGCCTCGACATACAGCACAGCCAGCTTCACCAAAGAAGACGGTATCAACTACGTGCCTTATGAAGACCTGACAGAAGCTGCTGTAATTGAGTGGGTTAAAGGCTCTCTCGGTGCTGAAGGCGTTGCTGCTGTGGAAGCTGCTCTGGCTCAGAACATTGCCTTGCAGAAAAACCCTGTGACCGCTACTGGTACACCTTGGTAAACAGGTGATACATGAACAAGGAAGTATCACACGCTGAAATATATGAGCGATTGCTTGCAGTTGAACATAAAGTAGACCGCATTGACAAGAATACCGATGGTGTTGTCAAAGCCTTTGAAGCAGCCTCTGGTGCATTCCTTGTTCTGGAATGGATTGCCAAAGCTGCTAAACCCATTCTCTTCATTGTTGGTGTTGGCGCTGCTGTAACCACATGGTGGAACCATAGATGATTGCAGAGCTTGCGCTTTGCAACGCAGCCTTTGCTGTCATTAAAGAAGCTGTACAAAACAGCGGCGACATAATGGCAGCAGGGCAATCGTTGTTTAGTTATTTCGATAACAAAAGCGTCATACAACAGAGGTATGAGAAGAAAGCTAAGGGTGCTAAGTCAAACGACCTAGAAGAGTTTATGGCGCTTGAACAACTTAAGCGTCAAGAAACTGAGCTACGTGAGATGATGCAATGGCAAGGTCGTGCAGGTATGTGGCAAGACTGGCTTCGCTTTCAAAAGGAAGCTAAGGAGAAACGTGTAGCTGCTGAACGTGCTGAGATACGCAAGGCTGCTGCTCGTAAGGCTAAGATTGTTGCTGCCGCAATGTGGGGCATTGTAGCTTCACTGGTCAGTGTACTGATAGTAATGATCTTGTGGGTGATAGATATGATGAGGTATCGATGATGTTTGGTAAAAGCGATTTAACACCAGAAGAGATAGAGGTCCGTACATGGGCCTTTGTTGTTCGCTCCATAACCTTCATGGTACTTATGATTGCTGGCGGTGTTATGTATGCCGTAGCTTTCGAGCCACAAGATGCAACACTTGCACCAATCGATGCTGTGTTTCTTGAGATATTGAAAGCCATTGCGTTCATGGGTGTTGGTACATTGGGTGGTATTGCTGGCCGTAGAGTTGTTAGCTCTGCTGCACAGATTGTTGGCACTAAGCCTGAAGAGGAATAACAATGTTTCCATTAACTGCATTACTTGGTGTTGGTGAAAAGCTTATCGACAAGCTCATCCCAGACCCTGAAGCAAAAGCTAAAGCTCAACTTGACTTGGCTAAGATGGCACAGGACGGTGAGTTGGCTAAGATGGCTAACGACACTAAGCTATACGAGACAGAACAGAACAATCTGAGTGATCGGCATAAGGCTGATATGGGTAGTGACTCATGGCTCAGTAAGAACATTCGACCAATGACACTCATCGCAATCTTCATTGGTTATTTTACATTTGCAATGATGTCTGCTTTTGGACATAACGCCAACGAAGCATACGTGACATTGCTTGGTCAATGGGGCATGCTTGTTATGAGTTTCTATTTTGGTGGTCGAACTTTGGAGAAGATCATTGACATGAAAGCCAACAAATGAACCTTACTAAAAACTTCACCTTGTCAGAACTGACAAAGAGCGAAACAGCTTTGCGTAAAGGACTAGACAATGCTCCCTCTCAAGACACCATCTCAGCTTTACAAGTGCTGGCGGTACATGTGTTGCAACCTGTACGTGACCATTACGGTAGGAGTGTCAAAGTTAATAGCGGCTATCGAAGTCCGGAAGTAAACGCTTCAGTTGGTGGTAGCAAGACAAGCGACCATTGCAAAGGCTTTGCTGCTGACATTGAAATTGGTGGTGTAGCTAATGCAGACTTGGCAGCATACATCCGTGATGAGTTACAATTCACTCAATTGATTTTAGAGTTTTATACACCCGGTGTACCCGATAGTGGTTGGGTGCATGTATCATACGACCCTGACAACTTGAAGAAACAAGTGATGACAGCTACGAAGCGTGATGGTAAAACTGTGTACTTGCCCGGTTTGGTGGCGTAATAGGAAACAATATGGATAAGAGCTTTACATCAAAACAAAAAGAGATTGTTGCACGTAAGATGGGTTATGACGGTCCTATGCAGGGCTTCGACACCTTCCTTGCTTCGTCGCCTTCTGAGGCTCAGAAGTATAGCGCCATTACTTCTAAGTTCGTAGAGCGTATGGCTAAGGGTGGTGTTGTTTCTAAGAAGAAGAACATGGCTGTTGGTGGTGTTGTAACCGCAACAACTCCCATTGCACCGTTAGCTGGTGGTATTCCTGAAACAAGTGTTACACCAACAATTGCGTCTGCTCCTGTCCTTACTGCCGCTACAACAACATTATCAACTGATGAGTTGGCAAAGGCTCAATCGGCTGGTGAAACAACACAGGCCACTGGAACAACTGTAAACACGACAGAGACGGTTGCCGCACCCACCGCAGTCAAGACAACAAACGCCACTACACAGGCTACACAGCCTGCTCTTACAGCAGCACAGGCGGGGCAAGAAGCTGCTACAGGTGTTGTCGATCCACGATCACAAGTAACAGCACAGCAAGGAACTGTATCAGATCAAGCTCAGGCTGCGGTAGCAACTGCTCCTGATGCTTCTACTATTAAGGCTCCTGATGCGTTGAAGACTACATCAGATCAAATAGCTAATGCCGCTACTGTCGCTGATGTTGGTGGTCCTACTAAAGCTACAGCACAAGTAACAGACAAACAGTTTATTGCTAAAGCTGCACAGCTTGGTGTAACACCTCAAGCTCTTGCTGCTACAGGCTATACACTTGGTGCGGCTAATGCTGCTGAAATTGAAAGAACAATTGTTGAGCAGGCAGCTAAAGCTGGTTCTGCTGAACAGGCTGTTGCTGGTCAAGCTGGTCCGGCTGACCAAATTAAAGGTGCTACATTTGATGGCACTGCACCACAAGCAACTGCTGCTACAGACTATCAGTTGGGTACAGCACAGGCTGCTCAAATGGGCAAGACAACTGTTGAACAGGGTGCTAAAGCTGGCACTGCTGAACAGGCTGCTGCTGCCCAAGGTGCTGGTCCTGCAGATGTTAAAGCTGCTACGTTCACAGGCACTACACCGCAGGCCGTTGCTGCTTCTCAGTATGCCTTAAGCGCCACTCAGTCTGCTGAAGCCATTACAACTGCTGTACAAGCAGCAGCTAAAGCTGGTGTCATTCCTCAAGCAATTGCTGCACAAACCGCAGCACAGTCTAGCGCTATTGCCCAACAACGTGTTGCAACACAACAAGAGTTGGTTGATATTGCTCGTCAAAACCTGCAGCTTACAGAGCCTGTTCAGGCCATTGCTGCAACAATGGAAAAGCTCAATAGTGCTGCTGTAGCATCAGCGCAGCAAGGAAGCTTTAGTCAGGCTCTGGCAACTGCACAGACTGGTAGTGTTGAAGCTGCTGCCACTGTTGCTGGTCAGATGGAAAAGCTGATGCAGCAGTTCAATGACGGTACACCTGCATGGGCTGCTGGTGCTTTGCGTCAAGCTAATGCAGCAATGGCTGCTCGTGGTCTTGGTAATAGTAGCATGGCAGGTGCTGCCATTGTGCAAGCAACGATGGAAGCGGCAGTGCCTATTGCGGCTGCTGATGCTCAGACATTTGCACAGATGGGTTTGACCAACCTGAACAATCGTCAACAAGTTTCGTTGGCTAATGCTGCAGCTATGCAAAACCTTGAGTTGGCAAACCTCAGTGCTCGTCAACAAACTGTGTTGCAGAACAGCGCTAATGCTTTTGCTTTGCAGGGTCAGAACCTTTCTAACCAACAGTCTGTTGTGCTTGCTAACGCTCAGCTTAAAGCTGCGATGCAAGAGAAGAACTTGGATGTTAAGACACAGGTTGCTTTAACCAATGCTGCTCGTTATGCTGAAGTGAACAACATCAACTTGAGCAATGCACAGCAAGCAGCAATGCAACGTTCTGCTGAGAATGCACAGTTTGATCTTGCGAACTTGTCTAACACTCAGCAAACTGCTTTGTCTAATTTGCAGGTGAGAGCAGCCATCACTGGTCAAGAACTCAACAACGAGCAACAGGTTGCTATGTTGCAGAGCACTCAAGCTTTTGCTGCTATGCAACAAACTGCTACAAACAAACAACAAGCGTTTGTTCAAGACGCACAAGCTGATGCTGCCCTCAAAGGTCAAGTGTTATCTAATCAGCAACAAACTGCTTTGTTCAATGCATCATCTGTGCTTGAAGAACGCAAGATCAATCTTAGCAATGAGCAACAAACATTGTTGTTCAACAGTGCTAACAAGCTACAAGTTGACATTGCAAACCTGTCCAACACACAGCAAACAGCATTGGCTAACTTGCAAGTTAGGGCTGCGCTGCAAGGCCAAGAGTTGTCTAATGATCAACAAGTTGCAATGCTGCAAAGCACACAGAACTTTGAAGCTGCAAACTTCAATGCTACAACCAAGCAACAATCTTTCCTTGCATCGTTCAATGCTGATGCTGCTCTCAAAGGTCAAGTGCTGTCTAACCAGCAACAAACTCAATTGTTTAATGTGTCTTCTGTTTTGGAAGAGCGTAAGATTGAGTTGAACAATGAACAGCAAGCTCTCCTTACCAACAGCGCTAATAAGATGCAGATTGATGTAGCAAATCTTTCAGCTACACAACAAACTGCTTTGGCTAACTTACAAGTGAGGGCAACACTTCAGGGTCAAGAGCTTACTAACGAGCAACAGATGGCTGTGTTGCAAAGCACACAGAACTTTGAAGCTGCTGGTATTGATGCGTCTGCTCAGCAGCAGGCGTTCATCTCTACGTTTAATGCTGACGCTGCTCTCAAAGGTCAAGTGTTGTCTAACCAACAGCAGACATCATTGTTCAATGTTTCGTCTGCCTTGCAAGAGCGTGGCCTTCAGTTCAACGCCGAGCAACAAACAAACCTGTTTAATACAACCAGTGCGTTGCAGATTGAAACAACTAACCTGTCTAACAAGCAACAGACAGCTTTGGCAAATGCACAGATCGATGCAGCGCTGAAAGGTCAAGAGCTTAACAACAAGCAACAAGTGAACATCACTAATGCTGCCCGTGTTGCTGAAGTGGCTAATGTCAACTTCACAGCAGAACAGCAAACAGCCTTGGCGAATGCTCAGTTTATTCAACAGATTAACTTGGCAGACCTGAGCAATGAACAAGCTACAACACTAGCTAATGCAGCCACCTTTGCTTCGATGGACATGGCAAACCTCAATGCTCGTCAACAAACTGCTGTACAGAATGCTCAGTCTTTCTTGGCTACAGACATGAAGAACTTGGACAACAAGCAACAGATGGCTGTACTGAAGAGTCAACAAGTTGCTCAGTCTATTTTGTCTGATGCTTCTGCGGCCAATGCTGCTTCATTGACTAATGCCACAAATGCAATTGATGTTGAGAAGATCAATGCTACATTGTCTATGACAGCTAACCAATTCAATGCTGCTGAAAAGAATAAAGTAGAGTTGGCTAATATGGTTGCTGGTAATGAACTTGCAAAGTTTAATGCTCAGGCTGATAATCAACGTGCAGAGTTTAACTCTAACATGGCAACACAGATTAACGTAGCCAATGCTAAAATCTTGGCTGATGTTTCTACAGCTAACACCGCTGCGATCAACGCTACCAATGCTGTCAACGCTAAGACTTATACAGACCTCTCCGCTGCCAATTATGCACAGGTGTCACAGACCTATCGTGATTTGCTTGAGATGTCTTGGAAGACTGGTGAGAGTGAGAAAGATAGAGTGATGGAGATTGCTAAAGCTACTATGACTTCTAACGCCTCTATTACTGCTGCAGAAAAAACAGCAACAGCAGAGGGTTATAGCGCCATAGGTTCTGCTGCCCTTACTGCGCTTGGTAGTGATCAGGCATGGACTCTGTTGGGTAAGGGCATCACTGCTGTTGGTAAACTAATCCCGTAATAAAAGAAAGACTAACAATGCAACACATTCGTTCCTACGCTGATAAGATTGAAGCTATCATTGCTTCACGTACAGCTACTAAAGAAACAAAGAAGCAGTCTAAGGGACTATTGGCTCCGTCTAAAGGCGCTGACGCATCCAAAGAACGTACACAACTGGAAATGATTGCCGACATTGTGCAAGGTATTCGTGAAGCTAAAGAGGAAATCTTAAATGCTAGAAAATGAAAGCAAACTTGGTGACGTATTGTCTACAGTACCGCCCGGTATTTCTTGGACAGCCCCGTCAAAAGGACGACCTTGGATGAATCAACCCAAGGTTGTTGACGTATCTAATGTTGCTCAGGGCTACATCAATAGTCTTGGTCAGGCTGAAGCGGCCAACGACATCTTGGATGCGCTGGAGAGTAAGATGCCATTGGCAACAATTGCTGAAGCATTCATGCTCACTGCTGTCAATAAAGGTAGACACACCCTTGATGCTGGCATCTTGGTTATGCCTGTCATCATTGAGTTGTTGCAGTCTATTGCTGATCTGAATAAGATTAAAACTGTGAAGTACACTGAAGACTTGGAGAAGGGCACTACTGTTCCTCCCCGTGTGCTTCGACAGTTTATGGAACAAGCAAAGAACAATACTGTTGAAGAACCAGTTGTTGAAGAAGCTGCTGTAGAGCCTATGGGTTTGATGGCACGTAAGAATAAAGAGGTGATGTAATGGGAGCGTTTCTTTCCTTTGTAGGTGGTGCAGCTAAGCAGTTTGTTTCTAGCGTAGATAAAGCTGAAGAAGATGCCAAAGAGATGGCGAAGTCTAGCTTTAACGGTTTGTATAAGCGTTACGAAGAGAACGCTGAGTCCAATCGTGAGTTGACTAACAAGATGAAGGCTGAAGAGGACTATATCAAGACGATGTGGAAAGGTGCTACACCTGAACAGGTCAATGAACTACTCGCCAACCCTGTTGCATTAGAAGCAATTAAGAAGACTAAGAATCCTTCATCGATTAGCTTGGACAACTACATCAAAGTTATCAAGGGTAACGAGTCTACATCTACTGGCGCTGAACGTGCTGCTGCTCTAGGTCCGCTTGTTGAACAGGTTAAGCAGAAGATGCAACCGAAAGAAACTGAGAAGAGTGGTGGTAGTCCTATTGGTGCTTTCTTCCGTGATGTTGGTAAGGACCGTATGGAATCTGACATGGCTCAGTTTGCTAAAGGTCAGGGCTTGACGTTGGAGGAAATGCGCAGCAACGCTAAAGCAACTCGCCCTACTGGTAGCGCTACTTTTGATATGGGTGCGTTGCAGGAAGCACCAAAGAACACAAAAGAGATGATCGACACTCTTGAGGTTAAGCGCGTTCAAGCCCTTCAGCAGTTTGGTAAAGACAGTAAAGAAGTTGCTGACATCACTGGCACAATTAACCAGATTACAAGTCTTGGTGCGACTGCTGATAAGAGTCCTGAAGCTCGTGCTAACCGATTGATGATTGCTATTCAAGATGCTAAAGACCCTGAACAAGTTAAAGATCTTAAGAGTCAACTCAAGACTACTCAATCTGCTATTAAGGAACACAAAGAATTGACTTCTACAAAGAGTCCATCGGAACTTAAAGATGTGTATTCAAAGATGAAGACAAGCGTCAATGACTTTGTCAACAACAGAATGCGTAATGATAAAGGGTTTGATTGGAACAAGTACTATGAGTTTAAAACCTTCAATGATCCAGCAACTGGTGAAACTATTACAAGCCGTACACAAAAAGCTGAACTGAAACCAGAAGAGCAAAAAGTAGTGTTTGAAAAAGAGCGTCAGATTATGATGAATGCTTTGAAGACTAACGGTTATGTTATCAATGATGGTACTCCACGAAGTGTTGTTGCTCAAGAGTTCATGAACAACTTCAACATTCGTGCTGCTGATTTGGCAAGCGATGCACCATCACCTATACCAACGGCAGCAACAGCGGTACAACCCACTAATCCTGTAGTTGCAACTAAAACTGTTAGTATAGCTAAGGTACAGGAACAAGCTAGAGCTAACAATGTTCCTTATGAGCAAGCTGCAGAAGAAGCTCGTAAGCAAGGCTACACAATTAAGTAACACTCATGGCAACATTTAATTTTGAAGAAGACAAGACAACACCATCGTTCAACTTTGAAGAGAAGCCAAATACTTTTAACTTTGAAGAAGAGTCAACACAGGCTTTAAAACCTACACCACAGCAAATCGAACGCATTGCATCACAACCTGTACCAAGCGTCACAGCCCCCATCACTGGTGAGGGTGGTGCTGCATTCGGTATGGTTCCTAAAGCTGGCGGCAAAGCTCGTCCTGTTGAAGCTAAGAAGCCTATTGAAATTGCTACAGGCAAAGACTTCACAGGTTTGGATACAGCTATCGAGAAGCTAACACCTAAGTCACAACCAAGCGTCACTGCTCCTATTGAGGGTGAGGGTGGTGCTGCATTCGGTATGGTTCCTAAGCAGAAGTTTGGTGGTCGCAATATTGGCTTGACACCAGAGGTGGCTGCACAGTCTCCAGAGATTGTTCAGTTTGCCACAGACTATTTCAAATCAAGTCGTCCTAACAAACCAATCCCTAAAGACCCTGTGAAGTTGATGACAGAGTTTCGTTCATCGTTCAACAAAGACACACTTGATGAAGTGAGAGACTTGACTAGGTTGTTGAATGCATCACCACAACAAAAAGAGATGGAGATTAAGGCTCGTGATGTTGCCACTAAGATGGGTGGTGATGTTATGGAGACAGTTGCTAATGTTGCAACAGACCCGTTTACATACGTTGGTGCTGGTGCAGGCTGGGCATACAAACAAGCAGCATTGCGTACAACACAATCGTTGGCACGCACACAGCTTAAAACTGCTGGTGTCACCGCGCTCACTGAAGGTGTAGTTGCTGGCGGTACAAACATTGTGCAACAGAAACAAGATGTACAACTTGCTGTGCGTGATGAAGTGAGCTACCTAGAGACAGCAGTTGTTGCTGGTCTTAGCATGGCCGTTGAAGGCGCTGTTGCTGCGAAGACCGTTGCCAGTGGTGGTAAGCGTACAGCAGAGCGCATTGATGATTTAAGAGCTACAGCAAAGCCTACAGCATCTGACAAAGCCACTGAAGATTTCAAAGCTAAGTTTGCTGAGAAAGAAAAGCAAGTTTTGGCTCCATTGTTTGAGTCGTCTACAGAGCGTCAAGCTGCACGTGAAGCTACGTTTGATACAGTGTCACCACCTACAGATGCTATGCAGTCTGTGCTGAAGAAGCCTATTGTCGATGACATCTTTAAGGTGGCTAAGCAACTCTTCATAGACAACCCAGACCTGCGTCCAAACCTTGAAGAAGTCAGGACAGTACAGGGTATTGTTGATGCATTGAACGTGGCAGACGAAGATGTCATTCAGCAGGCCGCATCACGTGCTGGTGTTAAACCTGCAGACTTCCTTGAGATGTTTAAAGTGCAGGCTTCAGAGGCTGGTGCATTCTTGCAACAAGCTAAGTCCACTGCTGACATGCTGCGTAAGATGACCAATGGTGATCCTCAGTTGGAGGATGCATTTAAACGCATGTTGAATGCTGGTGCTGGTACAGAATACTTGTCAGGTAAGATATTGGGTGGCATCAAGACCACTACAGGCGCTTCAGTTGGTGCATCCACTGCTGGCCTTAGCACTGCTGTCATGAACGCTATTGGTTTGACAGGTACGTTGGGTATTCAAGTTGCTGGTGATGTCATGGAAGCAACGATTAAGTCTGCTGGTCGTATGGTCAATGACTTGCGTGGTGGTGGCGCTCCTATCAATTCTACACGTGTGCAAGAAGAGATTGGTACTATCTTTGCTGATGGTGGCTTTGTGTTGTCTAAGTTGATGGATGCTGGTTACACCAAAGAGTTGGCTGATATGGCGTTGAAGAACAACCCACGTCTTAACAACCTCATTACAAACGTTGGTGCTGAAGTTGAGACACAAGGTGGTAGCCCAGTCAATGATGTGATACGTACCCTTAACATCTTTAACCGTGCAGTTGATGGTGTTGTACGTGGTCCAATCTTTGTACAGAGTGTGAAGAACCGCATGAAAGATGTTGGTCTTGACTTTGAAGACTTCATAGCTAATGACAAGCCCGTGCCAACATCGCTGCTCAAAGCTGCCGCTGAAGACACAATGAAGATGACGTTCTCTTATTCGTTCAAAAACACTGGTGAAAAGAGTATTGAAGGTTTGTCTGAAGACTTAGCATTTAAAACACTACAGACAATCAACAGTAATGCTGGTGCTGGTGTCATTAAAGACTTTGTGGCTCCGTTTATTCGCTTCCAACTTAATGCTGTGCGATACACCTATCGTATGACACCCTTCAGTGGTGTTGGTGGTATTCAGGAAATCAATAAAGCACTTGAATTATTTGCTAGAGGTAAGACGTTGGAGGCTGAAGGTGTTGCATATGATGCCAAGCGTAAAGTGCTAGACAGTGCTGTTGGTACTGCTGCTATTGTTGGTGCTATTGCATTCCGCGAAGATAATTCTGATGTTGCTTTCTACCAATACAAAGATGAAGACGGTAACGTTAAAGACGGTAGCACTTTGTTCCCATACGTGAACATTATGGCATTGGCTGAAGCATCTTTGGTGATGAAGGACATCGGCAAAGAACTCTGGTACACCACAACAATGTCACCAGAAGAACGTGCTACAGAAGCTACGAAGATTAAAGAACAAGCCGATGCTCTGCCTGATAACGATCCACAGAAGCAAAGCCTCACTAACCAATATGAGTTGCTGCAACTGGGGCGTGTGCGTAACTTTGAAGGCGGTAAGTTTGCTGAAATCATTGCAGGTATGGGCCGATCTGCTGGCGTGCAGAAGTCTGTGTTTAATACTCTTGCTGAAACAGTAGAGGGTGGTATCACTGAGAGCATGGAGAAGAAGGGTGGTCAAGTTGTTGGTGATTTCATCAGCCGCTTTGATAACGTATTGAGTCCAATCTATGACGCTGTCAACTTCATGCGTGATGACATGCGTGTGGTAGATGCCAAAGCCTCTACAGCATTGGCTGGTCAGGTGTCACCGGGTGTTGAAGCTGCAGTGGCTACAGTGGTTGCACCTATACCGGGCGCTCGTGACCTGTTACAGAGCCGTCCAAGCCTGTTCCAAGCGACAGAGCAGCAAACCCCTGCGGTGGTCAGGCAAGTCACTGGATCACGCCCTACACCACCCACAACGGCTATTGAAAAAGAACTGACACGGTTGAACATTCAGCCCTATAGTGTTGTGAAGACAACAGGCAACAGAGACTTGGACAACATTCGCATTGAACTGGCTGCACCAGAGTTTAGAGGTGCGGTGTCTGAGTTGTTGGCTAGTCCAGACTACAAAGCTAAGTCTGCTAATGAACAACAAGTGGCAATCAAAAGCACCATGAATAAAATATTGTCTGCTTACAAAACAGATGCACAAGAATTGTTCTTGGAAAAGTTTGGCCAGTCTGCTATCAATGCGTTGTATGAGAAAGCACCTAACAAGGCTGCACAGGAAGATGCATTCGTTCGTGCATTCAAGCGTAAGCCAACATCTAATGCTGACAAGTTTGCCATCATCGAAGGTGAGTTTAATGATGTCGGTGTAGTTGGTAAAGCTAAAGGTGGACTAGCAAGTCGTCGGTAGTACCGACAAAAAGAAAGGGGTAGCCGTTATAGCTACCCCTTTTTGTTTACACCTTGAACGCTTCTTTAAGCTGCTCTGTTGCAGCCTCAATAAGCTTGGGATGCCTGAACTGATAGATGTCAGGAATCTTCAACACATGATGCTCCATGTTCTCAATGAGTTCTTCAAGATCAAACTTAGCAGCAAGGTAGTTTCCTTCATCAACAAACACCACAGCGTCTGCCCACTGAAGCTGTACCTCATCCAACACAATCAAAGCATATTCGCTGGATGTACCAACTGCTCTGGTGTTGTAGTTGAACGGCTCGTTAGACAAGATCCACGCCAGTGTAGGGCTACGTAGCAGTCCAGCAGAACAGACACATAGCACCTTCTTTGCTTTGCCTTGATGCGGGTTACGCATGTTATGTAGACGATTGAATGTCATTTGCTGATCCTTGCAAGGTTGTCGAAGTAGGCAGCATCAAAGCCTCGTTGCCATTCTTTACCAGCCACTGAATCAGGATCATACTGGTTGCTCATCCAGCCACGAGTGAAGGCATAGTGGCCTTGACCAAACTGAATCTTCAATGGTGCTGGTCGTTCAGGACGTTGTTGCATAATTGTCTCCATAGATTTCATTAGAAAGCAGATAGCCCTCAAGCTCCCACATCTTGTTGATGGCATCCTCGTAGGCATACTTCTCACCAAGGGCTGTGTTGAACTTAGCAGGGTCTACACAGGCGCTCTTACCAATGATAAGAAAGCCACAGTGCAGATGCATGAAGCACAGCGTTGTAGTTGTGTCAGGCACAACATAGTACTCCACCTTCTTTGTCTTTGCCTGCATGTCTGTTGTGGTTACAGACGTGCGCTTGACTGGTTCATTCGGCTGGTTCATCTGTGTAGCTTCCTTCAACCTTCTTAACAATGTACTGATGTGCCAACACTGCTGCAATGTGTGCATTGCTTTCTTTGTTGGGTGTCTCAGGCTCGAATGTAATAGAGACTTCCAAACCTCCATCGTTGTTGTCGGTGAAGATGATAGTTGCTTTATTGGGTTGCATGTGTATGCTCCTTAAGTTGGTTGATTTTCAAGTTGTAGCAATCAGACTTCACAGTGTAGCCGTTGCTGGCATCGATTGTACCCTTCTTCATGAAGGTGCTGTCAAGCATATATTGCTGCTTGTCATACACACCCAAGAACCACCCTACACTCAAGTCATTCTTCACACGAACGAAGGCATAGAAGTCACACTCTTGGGTTGTATTTAAACCAGCGATAGAACACTCATAGGTATCCAATGGTTTGACAGAGGTCTGCTTAGTCTTTACATCCACTGTCTTGCCGTTGCTGAGTACCAAGTCGTACTCGTAGGTGTTGGCAAGTTCACCACCCATCACCTGTTGAGCAATAGCCTCACTTAGAAAGCCAGCAATGTTGCCCTGCCCTCTGGTGATGCTGTTGCGTAGCCTACCCATCTCTGCTGCCTTGTCTCTGGCAGTGACGAGCATGTTACCTGTAACAACTACCTCAATCACTTCTTACCACCAATCAAGTTCATTTCACCAATGTGTATCTTGATGAAGGGTAACAAGATGATGATGCCAACAAAGGCAAACAAGCCGTCTTCAATCTCATCGGTGTCTGCGACATAACAGATTGATTCGTTGTATTCAATGTCGAGGCCCAAGCCTTGTCGTGCTTCTACAAGTATCATGGTTGTCGATCCTCATAGAGTGTCTTAGCAATGATGTAGTTCTTCACCAAGCTACTACGAACAATGTCATCCATGCCAAACTCAAAGCGGCTGAACTCTCGCATGCCCTGCACAATGTCCAAGAACTTTGGCAAGCCTGTCTTGTCATCCTTCTTCTTCAAGTCAGTTTGTCTAATGTCACCGCAATAGATAATCTTCGATGTGTGACCGACACGTGTAACGATGGTGTCGAGTTCTTCGAAGGTCATGTTCTGAATTTCATCAGCCAACAAGATGGAGTTGGTGAAGGTGGTTCCACGAATAAAGCTGGTAGAGATGAACTCAATGTAGCCTTGTTCAGACAACCTATCCCATGCATCCTTGCGGTTGAACAGGTCAGCACAGATTTGACGATAGGGCTGGATGAATGTCTCCATCTTCTCGTTAGCATCACCGGGTAAGAAACCCATGTCACGGCTTTGTACAGAGCTACGAACAATGACAACCTTCTTGTAAGGGCTGCTCTTATCCATCACTTCTTCGAGCGCTTTATACAGGGCAATGTATGTCTTGCCTGTACCAGCTACACCATGCAGACACATGAAGTAGTCTCCTGCATTGTATGCATCAAAGAACTCTTTCTGCTTTGCTGTCTTAGGTTGGATAGTTGCCATGTCGTCAAGACGTACACGCAAGCTATTGTTCTTTGTGGCTGGTGCTGGTGCGTCAGGGATGACGTGGGGCACTACTCGCTTCTTCGTTACCATCGATACTTCCTTTGGTTGTGAAGAAGCCCCGACATGGGGCTTCTTAGGGGATATTATAAGCTAGTTCCAATCTCTACAAACTCAAAGCTGAGTTGCCAGAGATGTGCATAGCTAGGTTGAGTGCGAAGCCAAGCTAGAAACTTGTCTTGTGCATCAGAGATGGTGTTGGCTTCAACGTGCAATACACCCTTGAACACATTGTTCTGGCTGCTATAGCTGACAGTGAAGTGCCTCATGCTGCCCTACCCCACACATCATCCCATGTGCCAGTCTGAGCACCCTTGCTATAGTCTGTAACCTTCTGCTCAAAGAAGTTGGTGTGAGATGTACCAAGCATACCATCGACCCAAGGCAAAGGGTTCTTCTTAATCTTGTAGATGCCCTTCATACCCATAGCAATGAGGCGACGATCTGCAATGTAACGAATGTACTGTTTCACTTCTTCTTTGGTGAGCTTCTCAACTTCCACCATACCGAAAGCAAGATCAATGAACTGGTCTTCAAGAGCCACCATCTCCTTAGCAATCTCTTTAATCTGCTCAGGTGTTGTTTCGTCTTGGTGATGTTTAACATATTCACGGTATACCTTAATCATTCCTTCAGCATGCATGGTCTCGTCAAGGATGGACCAGCTAATGATTTGACCAAGCCCTTTCAGCTTACCGTTACGTGCAAAGTTGAGCAACATAACAAAGCTTGAGAACAACTGCATACCTTCACCGAACGCAGAGATGACAGCAATCTTCTCAGCCACTGGTGCAGTGTTCAAGCGTTGCAGGTAGTCGTGCTTCTCAACCATCTCACCATACTGCAAGAACTCGTTGTAGGTTGACTCAGGCAATCCCAATGTCTCAATCAAGTGTGCATAGGCTGCAACGTGCAAAGCTTCACGGGCAGCAAACCCGCTCATCATCATTCGCACTTCCGGTTGACGGAACAAAGGAATGTAATGGTCGTGGTAGCCACTGCCAATATCCAAGTCACCCTGCACAAAGAAGCGCAAGATCTTTGTTAGAAACTCTTGTTCTTCTTTACCAAGTTTCTTGTAGTCTTTAACGTCCTCTGACATAGGCACTTCAGTGTGCAGCCAATGAGACTGCTCATGTTGCAACCACGCATCGTATGCCCATTGATAAAGCATAGGTTTGAATGTGGTACGTTCTTGTGTAATGTCGGCTTTAGTCTTTGTCATATTCAACCTTCGCAAGCTAAGCAGGTGTCACCATCTGCAATTTGTTTTAAATCAATCTCATCTTCAATGCGTTGGCGTTTAATCTGTGCGCCAACCTTATCTGCCTTCTTCACTTTCTCACTGCGAAGATAGTACAAACTCTTCAGTCCACTCTTCCAAGCAAGGAAGTGAACGCTGTGCAGATACTTCACAGACACGTTAGCAGGGAAGAACAGATTCACACTCTGTCCCTGATCAATGTACTTCTGACGATCTGCAGCAAGCTCAATCAACCACCGCTGATCAATCTCCATCGCTGTCTTGTACACTTCCTTCAGCTTCTCAGGCACGTCCAGATGCTGAATAGAGCCATCGTTGCTGATGATGGATGCCCATGTATCGTCATCATCTTTACCAAGCTGTGCAAGCTCTGCTTTGAGGAAACGATTCTTGTATACAAACGCACCAGACAATGTATCTTGACGGAATACGTTAGCACGGTAGGGTTCGATTGATGGGGATGTGTTGCCCATGATTAAGCTGCTGCTGGCATTGGGAGCAATAGCAGTCCAATGGCTGAAGCGACGACGAGCACCACTGAGATGTGCGTCAGGGCATTCACCACGTGACGTAACCAAGATGGCATCACCAATCGTACATTGGTTATGAATGTGTTTGAAGATTTCATTGTTGTAACTCTTAGCCAGTACACCATCAATGGCAACACCTTTCTTCTGCAAGAAAGCATGGAAGCCTAGTGTGCCAATACCGATACTACGTTCCATGAGAGCGCTGGCACGAGCACGAGCGATAGTGTCTGGGGCATTGTCAATAAAATATTGCAACACATTGTCCAGCATCTCCATAACGTCAAGGATAAATTGATTGTTCTTTTTCCAGTCATCGTAGTATTCCAAGTTCAGTGAAGACAAGCAGCACACGGCTGTACGTTTCTCGTTTGTTGGCAAGAAGATTTCGGTGCAGAGGTTACTACCGTTGATGGTGAAACCCTTGTCTTTCAACCATGATGGCATAGCTTTGTTGGCTGTGTCAATGAACACCAGATATGGCTCACCTGTTTGCATACGCAGGTCCAAGATCTTTTGCCACAAATACTTAGCCGACACTGTCTCAACCACTTCACCGTTGGCAGGGTTGACCAAGTTAAAGCTGTCGTCTGTGTTGTCATCTTTCATGCATCGTTCGATGATGTTCATGAACTCGTCAGACATGTTGATGCCGTGGTGCATGTTCAAGGTGCGAACGTTCTGATCACCAGTGGGCTTACGCATCTCCAAGAATTGAATGATGTCGGGGTGATTGATGTTGAGGTAGGCAGCATAGCTACCACGGCGTGTGCGTCCTTGACGGTAGGCCAATGAACTAGCATCATAGATTTTCAAGTGTGGCATGACACCAGTGGACTTGTCATCGCTGTTACGAATACCAACGTGAATACCAACACCACCACCCATCATCGAGAGCCAGTTAGTCTCTGAAAGATTGTCGACCAAACCTTCTGCACTATCATCCATGTAGTTAAGAAAACAGCTAATAGGAAGCCCGCGTTTAGACCTGCCGAAAGATAGGATAGGAGTAGAATAGCTGAGCCAATGTTTACTAGAGTAGTCATACAGTCGCTGAGCATGTTCTTGATTGCTGGCAAATGCTGCCGATACAAATGCGAAACGTTCTTGTGGAGATACTTCATCATCTTTCATGTAGCTTTCTTTAAGACGTTGAAGCCCTAGCTCATCAAACAATGCGTCACGGGATAGGTCAATGTCAACCTTGAATGTCATGTAATACCTTAGTGTTAGAGGAAAAGAAAGCAGCCGAAGCTGCTTAGGTGTGGGAGGGACAGAAGTTATACCACCTATCGGAGGTCGCCGCTGCCCTGAATGACATTACGTTTTTGTCGTGATGCCAGCTTCTCAAGGTTGTGTGTGGCAATTTCACACAAGCTCAAACCGTGGTCTTTAGCGACGGCAGCAACCTGCCACATCACATCACCAAGTTCTTTCTTGATGTCGATATTGTATTGCTCAACATCGCCCCCATCTCGGCGGTGCTTTGCTGCCTTACCTGCCACTTCACCAGCTTCTGCGAAGAGGTTGAGTAGTGCATACTCACGATCTGCTGTAGGCAAACGGAAGGTCATTGCTGACCGTTGGTATTGATCAAGATTCATTCTGTTTCCTCTGTTGGTGTTGCTGCTTTACCAGCTTCAATAGCGTCTTTGAGGCAGGCGATAAGTGCATAGCGTATCAGAAACTCTTTAGCTTCTTCATCCATGTTGACATTGAAGTTGGCAGAGCCGTCTTCGTTTTCGCTGTAGTTTTCAAGTTCGATTTTCATTTGAGTTCCTCAGTATGGTCCGTTGTGATGTTCAATTGCTGTATGAAAGTCAGCACTGAAGCTTTCAACAACATCAACTATATCACCATCATGCTTGAGCGCAAGTTTCATTTGGTTATTGAAATCACAGAGAAGGTTGTAATAGTTTTTAGCATTCAAGTACATCCTCATCTCATCAACATCTTCACATTCAATTATGATTTGAAAGCTCATACTTTCTTTTTCCTTTCAAGTTTCTCTGAGTCAGTCTTTACTTTATGACATGGTTTACACATCACCTGCAGATTCTCTATCTCACAGAAGATGCGGTTGATGAAACTGTCCCAGCTAACAAACCCTTTCTTGGGGTCTACAACGGGTTCAATGTGATCGACCTGTACATCAGCAGCAACAAAGAGCTTCTTGCAGTCAGCGCACTTGTAATGCATCGCCAGCTTACCCGTCTTAGCATTCACCTTCCTGCCTACGAAAGCTTCCTTCAAAGCCTTGTACTTCGGAGGCCAACGCCGTGATGCAGCACGTAAGGCGGAGGTCACGAAAGATTTGAATCGTGCCTCTGTCCATTCACCACCGTTGCGTTTCTTATCTGTCACTTGGTACAGCTTCAAAGGCTAGGTTGCTCATGTCCAACATGTCTGAGGGATCAACTAAGATGTTCTGCACAATGTCACAAACATCAGCAACATCCAACGCAACGAAGTAGAAGAAGTTGTCTTCACTCTCCTCCACTGCTACAACAAAGCCGTTCTCGGCATCAGTGATTGTCAGTTTCATTCGAGTCCTTCCACATCAACTTTGTTGAATGTAATGTCAGCATCAAGCCTACTCATAGCATAGATGATGTGTTCCTTCACTGTCTCGACAAGGTAGTCTTCGTTGGTGTACTCAGCACCCAAGTCTTCAACATCAATCTCTGCTTCAAATGTCACTGTTACTTTTGTCATTGTGTTCTCCTAAATCAAATGCTACAAGGTAGAGCATACAACAAATAGCGTGAGCAAGGTGATGCTTACCAGTCTCTGGATCGTGTGTTTCACCACTAGCATAAGCAGTGAAGTGACGAAAGCCTGCGTCAGTATAACGACGACGAGCATCAGGAACCTTCTTCCAATTGTCTGGAGCATACTTCTTTGCACCATACGTCAACACTTCAACGACCTGAGTCAATGCTCTGAAGGGCAGCAAAGACCATTGAGGTTTACCGTTGTCATACTTGACACCAGTTTTTGTAATTGGTTCATCGCTGATGTTGAGTAAGAAGTCTCTGGACACCCACTTATTATAATCTTTACAGCCGTAGCATAATGGGTTTGGTCCATCCAATACTTGCCCAGCATTAAAACAGGTCTTACATTCTTTTATCATTGCATACCCCCTTCACAGTCAGTATCTTTGGTAAGTATCGGTACAAGGCTACCACTAACAATAACATTACCAGCGAGTTGCTCAGCTTTATCACACAGTAGTTCAGTAAACTTCTCACTCTCTTCCATCAAAGGAACAGCAGCAGCAAGGTAGCTGGCAACAGTGAGGAGACTTCGCATGTGGTCGTCGTCGAGGTCAACAGGACCAGCAACACAAACCAACAACTGAAAGCTACCATCCCATTCAACGTTGTCTTCAACGATAGGACGCAACACTATAGCTACGTCATTCTTTTGGAGGGGGGAATCCATGTTTGTCCTTCATGTCTACGTAAGAAAAGTAGATGGGCGTTCTCAACAACCCTATCCTCGTTATCATCATAGGCTTCAACGCATCGAATGAACATCTCTGTTTCATCCTCTGCACCTTCTAACATCTTCTTAGCCTTGACATTACCAATGCCACGAAGTCCTATGATGTTGTCGGCAGTATCGCCTGTCAAGATTTGCATGTACAACCTGAGCAACCCTTCGTCTTCAGTGACGTAGTATGCTTCTTTCTTGATGAAGTTGTAATGCCATCCTGCCACTTGATCTAAGTCTTTGTCCAACGAAACAATGACCCCATCGTCACCAAGCGTTGTAGCTTCAATGGCAATGGAGTCATCAGCTTCTTGACCTTCAGACATGTCAGCCTTCCACTCCTGCATCAGATGACTACGTAGTGCTGCCAAATGTTTAGGCTTCACCTTGTCTGCTCTGTTGCCTTTGTAGGGGGCTGTGACGGCTATGTCGTTCCTGAAGTTGCCCTTGCCTGTAAGGAAGAGCTTCCATGAATCAACATACCCACACTTATCTACACCACACATGAGAGTGTTGATGATGAGAGAGTCTACAGACCGCTTAGCCTGTAGCTCATCCTCATTCTCACATGCTGCTGCGGCTCGGTATGCGTAGATGTCCGAGTCCAGAAGCGCCTTCATTAGTCACTCAGACCAGCAGCAACTTCTTCAATTTCTTCTGGAGCCTGTCCAGCCTGCACTTGTGGTGTAGCCTGCTGAGTGATGATGTCAATGTGTGCCTTGGCAAACTCATAAGGCAGCTTGGACAACGCTGTGAGGCAAGCGTTAACGGTATCGATATGGAGGTCAAGTTTAATTTGCATTTTAGTTTCCTTTAATATTACAGAACGTCTTCATCATCAGCAGAAATGTTACCACCAGCACCAGCGAAGGCTACCAAGTCAGTGATGACCAGCTTAGCCAATGAAGGGCTGACACCTTTCTTGTTCTTGTACGTCCATGCGTAGCTACCAATCATACAGATTGCTTTGCTACCGTTACCAACGTCTTCACCAATCTCATCATTGTCAGAATCAAAAGCTTTGATGGGACGCTGACTCTTGCAGGTGATGTACTTACCCTGCTCAGGCTTCTTCTCAAGGTTCTCTTGCACAGAGATGCCCATGTCTTCCAGTGCAGCAACTGCTTTGTCAGACAAGTTACACAGATCAACTGTGTAGGCATCAGCCATTTCGTTCTTACGATTCAATGAAGCCCAATATACATCGGCTTTCAGTTTCAACTTATCACTCATTTGAGTTTCCTTTGATTTTAATGCTGACCAATTTAACAGGGGTCAGCTTCCTGCATTCTTCAGGTCGCTAGACCTATTGTATCACCAGCTTTGCAGCAGCGTCAATGTAGTATTGGTAGTCAACGTCTTTCCATGTGAAGTCGTTGATGTCGTTGCATGTCCACATACCGTAGCCTTCACCAATCGATATGCGTCTAGGTTCAGCCTCGTCCTTCAGCGGCGGCATCACTTTGATGAGAGCACCACCAGCATTGCAGGCATAGAACCTACACATGTTCTGTTGCTGCACCTCAGTGTTATCACCCATCACCATAACAAGCTTGCTACTGCGGGGCACTTTCACCCTGAGCATGAAGTCATACTTGTTCTTGTGACCTTTGATGTATACGTCGAGGGGTATGCCGTGCAGCATTGCAGCTTCAGCAGCCTTCGGTATGACAAGCCCACCCTGATCTTGATGCCAACCAAGTCCTTCGTGTTGATACGCACCCTTGCGCTTCACCTTACCATCTGTATACACAGCAATGTAGTTGTTCACATCACGAATAATCATCTTGGAATACTCAGCATACTCAAGCTGCAAACCAACTTGCTTCTGCCATGCGTCACAGATGTTGTCGTACTCGTCACGCTTGTCACGTGGCATCTTTACAGTGATACCGTCAGTGTTGACCTGCACAATCGACAAGCCTTCAATGTCCATCAGCTTCTCAGCCAACAGGCACAGACTAAGTTGTCCATTGATGGTGATCGTCATCGTGTACTGAGGGTCATAGAAGGGGCTGTACTTGTTATTGCTATCACCGTACACACCGTTCAACGCAAGCTTCAGCATGGCGTTCTCAGCGCTGCCCTTGGGGTAGCTCTTACGCTGCTCGTACACATCTTGGTAGATGTCACAGAACTTCTCGGACAAATGCTCAGGGAACACACGATTGGCAATGGCAATGTTGGGATACATGGACGCAACGTCAGCGTCGATGACCATGTACTTGTCGTCTTCACTGACAATGGTGCTCTCAACAGACCCGTGAATACCACCAGTGCCGAAGTCGAAACGAAAGCCACCGATTGATACGTTCAAGTTGGTAGCAACTTTCCAGTTCTTCCAATAACTGTACTGCTTCTCACCCTTCTTCTTAGCCTTCAACTCTTCTTCCGATACCCAACCCAATGGATGCAAAGCTTTGAAGCCAGCAACAACATCATCGCTTGGTTTGTTGAACCACTTCTGCCGCTTAGTAATCATCTCAGCATAGGCAGCTAAGTCACCGAGGTCGCCCTCTTCAATGTCAGACAACGCACCCTTTGTTTCTGTCAAAGACTGTGCAGCAAACCATTCCAACACAAGCTGAAACTCAGGACGCTTGAAGTCGTAGTAGTTGAACAGGCAATCCTTGATGTGAATGACTGGTCGCTTTGTTTGATTGATGTGACGCTCACCCTTCTTACCAATGCGATAGCAACTCTGCGGCATGTTCTCCTCAAGCTTCATGATGAAGTAGTCTTTGCCAATCTTTGTATCGTTGTGGTTGAGGAAGTTGCGACCATACTTTGTAGACAACTCTTCACGGAATGTAATTTGTGACAAGCATTCTTTGTAGAACAACAATGTCATCTTCACATCGTGCATATTGTATTTTAACAACACATCTATCTGGTCATCGGTCAAGTCAGAGTGAGGGTCGTAGGGCAGGTCAACAATGCTGTCGGCTTTCATGTTGAACTCAAGCGCCTTCAACGATGTAGCCCTTGCAGGGTTGTCGAAGTGCATGATCTTGTACAGGTCAACCTGCTGCACATACTGCGACTTGTCATGGATGATGTGACCAAACCTGTCGTCACTACCAATGATCGACTGTGCTTTCTTGTATACGCGTGTAGCTACAGCCTTACCTGACACAGTGAGTGCCTTGTCCGACACAGAGATGAGGTCATGCAACACAGGGTAATCAAAGCCTATGTTGTTGTACCCCACCATCCTATGCTTCTTACGCTTGAGTTCTCCAAGGAAGCTGAGTAGACCAGCAACCTCGTTCTTTCGGGGTGAGCATTCAAACGCAACAGCATGCGACTCATCAGCACTAATTGCTGAGAACGTGAACGCTGTCTTGTAAGTCTCTATGTCCCATATGTAGTCCATCTTTCTTTTCCTTCTTTGGTGGTGGAAATAGCTTGTCTCTGTAGGCTCTCATCAACGAAGCGCTAACGTTCTGTATAGCATACGCCTGTATCTCATTACCGGGATTGTCTTCACAGATATACCTGAAGTATTCCTGCACCACATGTACCGACTCGTGTACTAACAATGTTGCAACATCGATACCGTCTGCATCAGACTTCACAGGTATGCAGACCACTGTAACTCTGTTGCCCTTTGGTGTGGTGAAGTAGTGCGTGGTGGCTAGTGCGTCCTGCATCAGCCATCTATCCCAATCAGCAATTGGTATCTTCATATATCTCAATGTGCGATAGTAGTCTGCCTCGTCAATGCAGACAGCGAGGTGGTCACCTTCGATCAGTGTCTTGCTTAGCCATGCTGTCATCATCGTCCTTCTTTGGTTGTTCAGGTTGATCTCTACCGAAGATGGCATCCCATCTGTTGGCCCATTCTTCATTGGCTACAGAACGTGGTCGCTGTGTACTGCCTTTACCGCCGTCACTCATAATACATCTCCTTCAGGTTCATCTTCAATCTCAAACATTCTACCTGTCTCTTTGTTGTAGAGCAAGTTGCATGCTGGACCAGTCTCACCACTCCAACGATTCTTGAGCACACGCACACGGGTGGTGTTGCGTTCGATCTTGTCTTCAGCCTGACCATTACGTTCAAGACCAATGACCATGTCGCTAAGCTGTGCAATCGAAGCAGACCCCCTGAGTTGGGCAAGGGATGTCACTGCACCTTCCTCATGCCCCTTATCGCTTGGTCGTTTCAAATGACTGACAAGTATCAGAGCAATGTTAGTTTCCTGAACAAGCATTCGCAGCTTGGTCATCACTTCATCCAAAGCTTTACGCTCATCACCACTTTCCTGACTGGAAATAATAATCGATAAGTGGTCAAGGAAAACATATTGACACGACATGCCTTTGGCAAGGTAACGTACACGGTTGACAATGTTTTCAATGCTCGTCGATCCGAAGTGGTCGAAGAGATAGATGCGACCAGTACCAAGCGTACTTTCAAACGCAGCTTTTCTATCATCATCACTTATGACAGTTTCTGGTAGATGTAATGGTGCATTAGCAGCCATTGACATCATCGACAATGCTGTCTTACGGACGCTCTCTTCAAGAAACATCATGCCCAAATTAGCATCGGTGTTCTTGATCAAGTGCCATGCTAGTTCTCGCAGCACCTGTGACTTACCTAAACCTGAGCCAGCAGTGACAGTAACCAGTTCTCCCTTACGGATACCACCACTCAAGTTGTTCAATCCACCCCAAGGGTAGAGACAATCAGCCTTCGCGACAGGTTCACTAACCATATCCCACAATGTGCTACCAGAGACAATACCATCTGGTACAAACTGCTCAGCCCTCCACCAACGGTCTACATACTGTGCTTCTTTGCTTTCGCTAAGCCAGTCACATGCATCTTTCAAGTCAGGCAAAGGCTTGAACAACTTGCACTTGTTGCCAAACAACTCAGCCACTTCCTTTGCTGCCTTGATACCGGGTTCATCACCATCGAAGTTGACAACAATGGTTTCAAAGCTGTTGATGTATTCGTAGTTGGCTTTGCAATCTTTCAAGGCAGAGCCTGCACCGTTACGCACAGACACAACAGGCCACTTGCTACCCGTCATTTGGAATGCAGCCAGTGCATCGAACTCACCCTCAGTGATGGTGATGTACTTGCCACCAGAGGGGTAGAGGTTCTGTCCAAACAATGTACCTGTCGTCCACTTACCTACAGTGGAGAACTTCTTATCTGCCACAGGTCTTACCTTGGCTGCAACAAGCTGACTGTCCTTGTCGTAGTAGGGGAAGTAGAAGTTGTTGCTCTCACGAACAACACCATACTTCTCCATCGTGCTCTTGGTGATACGGCGCTCACTCACTGAGACTGAGTTGCCGTTGTTGAAAGCTTTGACAAAGCTCATGTCTGCAATTGGTTCAATCACTTTTGTTTCCTTGATGATGGTGATGTTGTCAGTTGATGGTGTGTGTGTGTTGCAAACAAAGCAGTAGGTGGAGTAGTCGTCGTTGATGCTGGCCCCATCGCTGGAGCCGCAGTGTTCACAGCTTACATGGGTCTTTATAAACCCCATAATATTTCCTTTAGTTAATCTGAGAAGTAAACTACTCAGACTATTTCAATCACTGTCGATCAAGTTAGCAGCGACAAGCCAGTAGTTATGACTACCCTTAGCCGCTTCGTGCTGTATCTTCATCATGTTGATGATGCGATTACGCTCGGCTATGGCTGCATCGTCCATGCGCTTAAGCCAGATCTGAGCGTGGGTGGTGCTGTAGTCTTTACGAACTAGCTCAGCAAAGCGTTCGAGATATTTGTACTCGCTAAACTCAAACCGATGACCGTCATCACGAACCCCTGCAATCCGCGCCACACGAATGATGTCGTCTTTGTTCATACTCTTCCTCATTTGATGTTAAGCCACAAACCAATCTGAGCAAACGCATAGCCTGTCCAGATCATGCCATTACTCAACTCACCCTTGCTCCATTGCAGCACACCAACGATGAGGTAGCCTATACCTGTAGAGGCAACGATGATTTGTTCAATGTTCATATCAATCCCACAAATTCTGAAAGTATTTACCGAACAACACAAAGCCACGTTGCTTACGTGCGTTGTAGGCATCCAAGCCTTCGTAGTCACACTTGATCTGTGCAACCTGCTCCATGATGTCAGCTTCTTCATCGACTTCACTGTGGTCATAGAACTTGCTATCGCCTGTGCCTTCAGCATGCTCTGTCATAGCCCAAATCATTTCATCAAGCACCCAATCCCAACGCAGGTGTAGGTTGGCATCAGTGTCCCATTCCTCAACAGGTGGTACTGACGTACTACGCAACTCTTCAGGTACATCCTCGTCATCCACCATACCTGAGCCATGCTTGGTTAGCTTCAGTTGTTGCAGCAGTGGTGCAGCAATGAGGGCGATGGTGTTGTCAGCATTGAACGAGTCGTACTTATCAATAAACACATCCTCCTGACGAGGGCTACCATCGTCTTGATAGTTTCCAATAAATACTTTCATATCATTTCACTCCAGCTTTTGAATAAATGTTCATCAACTTACTACGGATGATGGCGTGTTCTCTTTCACGAGCGCTACCATAGATAGTTCCATAGTTGACATTGTCCTTACGCTTACGATCAACAACTTCTGTTGCCAACTGAGAGCCTGTCTTAGCAGACTGCTTAGCTTTGAAGGCTGGGTCGTCTGCGAAGATGGACGGTCGTGGGTCTTGTCGCCACAAGAATGGGCTGAGCGGATGGCAAGCGCAGGTCATTGTTGTTCTCCAAAGAAAGCAGACACTGTTACAGGTGCAACACCACGCAACACAGCCAACACATCCTGTGCCACCAATCGATGTTCCTTCTGTGTAGATGGGTCGAGTCGTGCTTGCAAGAATGTAATCCAGCTACGCATAGTGCCGTTGACGTACAGCTTAGACGGTGTCAACCCTTCAGGCAATAAAGCACGTGCTTGTTCTTTGGCGATGCCACGATTCAATGCTTCGCCGTACAAATACTCAGCCTCACCAATCATCCTAGCCTGTGCTGCTGCCCACCATACCGTCAAGTCAAAGTCATCTGTCTCTAAAGAGTTCTGTCGATTCTTATCGTCTTGCAAACGGCATTCACGAATAGCGAAGTCACCGAGTTGTGTAGCGTCAGCATATCTTTGAGAGAATTCTTGGAAGCTGAAGCTTCTGTGTCGCAAGAGTTGTCGTGCAATGTCACGGGTGGTAGTCACTTCGATGCAAGCACTAGCCATTTCAAACACAGACCAGTGATGATTCTTTGCACAATATTTAAGCAGCCCTGCCACGTTGGGGTTGTCTTGGTTACCGGGGTTGCTGACACGGGCGCAATAGCCGATGTGTTTGTCAGCGTCTGGTGTTGCCCAAATAAGTTTTGCTGTCATTGTAGTTCCTTAAAACATTGGTTGTAAATCTCTCATGTCCTGTGCCACTGTCGCACTCTTGAGTGTGTGACGAATGTATGGTGTCAGACTAGACGGTGTTGCATGCCCTGTCAACGACATGATGTTAGTGGTTGCTACGCCTGCCATCACCATCTCTGTCACAGCAGTGCGGCGCAGGTCCATAAGCTGCAGTTCAACAGGCAACTGAGCGTCTTCCATTATAGCTCTGCCAGCCTTGGCTAGTCCTTGCAAACTGTACGGCTGTAGTATGCCAGCAACAGTGCGTTGTGTAGGGAACACATACTTTTGCCAGCCCAACTCATCACGCTGCTGCTTCAACATTTGTTGCAGGTCTTGAGGCAGTGGGATAGAAACCTTAGCCCTGCGCTTGCTCTGGGTCAACGACAGCACACCTGTGTCAACATCATAGCTATCCCATGTGAGTAGACGCATGTCACCAAGACGCTGCGCTGCACAATAGGCTGTGTACACAATGAGTCCTAAGCTGCGTGTCTCGTAGTTGCTGAATGCCACAGACATGAAAGCTTTAATGTGTTCACGATCCCATGTCACACGCCTTGGCTTGCTTGTTTGCTTCTTCACAGCAGTGAACGGATTGAATGTACAGAACCCATTGCGAATGGCATAGCTAAACATCAGCCTGTACACAGCCAGCACATGGTTGGCAAGACTAATGCTGTGCGATGCATGCAGGTCATAGATGCGTTGCATAGCTGGTGTTGTCAGGTCAGCAATTCTGCTGGCATACAGCGTAGTGTGTGTTGCTTTGTCACCTGCCCAACGCTTGAGGTAGTAGACGTAGTCTTCCTTGCTCTTCACTGACAGCTTGTTGTAGTCGATGGAGTTGGTGTAGCTCTTGACAAGATCCAACACTGTGCTCTTGGTGGTGAGGTGCTTGAGGTAGCGATGTTCCTTGCGCCAGTTGTCCATCACATCGTTGTATGCAGATGCTTTGTTGATGGCATCGACAAGGCTAGTGCCAAGGCTTTCACGCTTGACAACACCAGCTTCAACAGCATCAGCGGGTGGATTGTAGCGGTAGGACACTACACCGTTGCGGTCAACCACCACCATGTAACGTGCTAGGTTCATGTGTTTTTACTCCGTAATTTGGCTTCAGCCCACCAAACAGCAGACTGAAAAGCCTGTTCAGTTACCCAAGACTCTTTGCAGCCTTGTTCTATCTCATCATCCGTCAGCCCAATCCATGTGCGCTGTGCTGCGGGTGCGGATGTGACCCCTTCGCGCATTGCTGCCTCACGCTCAATCCGTGCAAACTCATCGTCTTCTTCACAAGTGCAGGTGTTGGCTGTGCCAATCGCCCATCGTTGTCCACAGTCATTACATTGTCCGTAAAACATGATCATCCTTCCTTAGGTTTCTTAGGCAGCGGTGCCCAATGTGTCCAGAACTTATCATCACTACGCAACTCACCATACACAGCAACACCATGCACACTCAGTAGCTGCACCTTAGCAGACCTTGGGCATGTTGCAATGGGTTGCCAGTAGTAGTCGGTGTCAACGATGGCTGTGCCATCTTTGGTTAGACGTATGGTCATATTAGTATGAGCATGACAACACTGATGATGAACACCAGCATTGTCAGCTTCTCTTCTGTTGTGTACATTACGCAATAGCTGCTTCAGCAATGTCCCACAACTCACGGTTGATACGGACAGCTTCTTTGATTGAGTTGATTGGTCGTGCCTTACGCATCACACCTTGAGGATGTACATCGGTAACGCTACGGACAAAAGCATTGCCTCTTACAATGTTCTCTTGCATCTTGTTGAAGACCAACCAAGAGTCATTACCTACATCCTCAAGACGCTGTTGGCGCAACACATCATTGACTGTTGAAGCTGTAGCAAATGCACCATGCTTAGTATCATTCATGAAACTGTCCCACCGTGTAGCCACAGCCTTCACAGCCATGTCATGCACTTGGTCATGGTCGAGCTTCACTTGCTTCATCTTCTCAACACGGGCCATCATTGTAGGCAGGGTGGATACGATGTGTCGCAGGTTGTCTTCAAAGGTAAGAAGCTTTCTGTTGTGGTAGGTGCGGCTTTCAAAGCCTTCACCAGCAACAATGCCGTTGGAGCAAATCATACGGTAGACACCAGCAAACAAACGCACAGATGAACTACCATCGTTTGAGTTGTACAAAACAATCTCAGGTCTTGTGCCATCTTCAAAGCTCTGTGTTGTGTCAGCGAATGCTAACAAATGTGTGCCGTGATTGTTTACTTTGCGGCTACGCTTCTGTGCTGCTTGAACAACATCAAAGCCGTAGTCTTTCATGATGGGGATGATTGATGCTGTCGTCAGCGAGATGTAACGATCACTCAGGTGATCAGCTTTGGTAACACTGAATGCTGCGGGAGCACGTTGATGGATGTCTTCGATGCTCAGTGCTTGGTCGCTGCGGCTACGGCTGTAAATTGCGTGTTTCATTTCAAGGTTCCTTAGTTTGGAAGTGGTTGAGGATTGTTAGTTTACTTGACAATTTATTCTGCGTCAACAGATTTCTTTTGCAATGGTGCAACCTCTGCCCATGCCTGCAAATGTATTACTTGGTTGCTCATATTCAGGCAGTAGCTGTACATACCATCGATGTGGTCAAAAAACAACACCTCGTCAACACCTGTGCCATCCATCCACGGTAGCTTGATGTAGCTGCGAGGCTTCACCTTGTACAACTCACGGACGGGCAGTAGATCCCAGTCTGCAATGTCTATCTCGTTAATCATTGTTTCTTCCTATAAAAGATGTGATTGTTTATGACAGCTATTTTGTCCAGCGCCTTACGCCAAACAGGTTTCACTGCATGTGTGTGGTAGTGTGTTGCACCACCTGTGATGTCAAGCATAGTGCCTGTCATAGCCTTCTCAACAACAGCATAAACCTTGCTGGTGTCACCCTTGATGGGCTTGTTGCGGCCCTTCGCTGTGTTGGCCCAACTGAACTGCTTGTAGGCATACACTGTGTCGCAGACAGTAGCGCCTTTCTGTCTTGCCCTATTCAGGGTGACAGCAGCCACTGCTTTCATACCAGCAACACCCTCACCACGTGCTTCATGGTATACATTCTTCAACATACAGCACCACTCGGATGCTACGGCAGGAGATGGTACAGGGCTATGCTCACACGATGCTGTTGAGAGCAGCAAAGCGCCACAAAACACTGTAATGGGGATGTGCTTGAGTACTTTCACAATGGTGCATCCTCATGGTTGGATGGGTTGAACGGTGGACGTTTCCGTCCTGTGTCGAGTGGGTTAGGGAACTCAGGAAAGGGCCACATTACTAACTACTCCACAATGGTTACTCTTCTTTGCTCTGGCCTTGATTGTCTTGGACACTTCATTGCATAGGTGTTTAACCAATTGAGAATCTAAGACCATAGAAACCTTGTCACCGTGATTGTCTGTACAGTAGACAAGAACACCCGAGTGTTCAGAGTCTACAGACACAGCAACAGAGCAACCGTCTTCTTGGTCACGTAGCTGAATGATTGTCAAAGCCATACTCATACCTTTCATAAGATCTGATCTTGCTGTCACGTTCGCTGCGCTTCTCAACAAACTTGACTCGTGTGTCACGCGCTGTCAGTGCCATGCATAGGGTGGTCAGGTCACAGTCTTCTTCGAGGTAGGCATAGTCGCCACGGGCATAGCTGTAACGGGTGATCTTGTCGGCGATGCCGAGGTTGACTAGCACGTCTTTCCTGACCTTGCCCCACGAGTGTGATGGGTCTGAGTAACAAGTGATGGTGAATGTCTTGTTCATACTGTCACCATAGCGTTGTTGTTGATGGTGAGTCCTTCGCAGGTCACTGACACGATGGTGTCTTTGTTGACGCAGCGATAGCCTGCAGTGTGCATATCAAACAACACCAGATATTTGGAGTGGTTGATAGTGGATGTGCCGCCTTTCAAGTGCTTGGTCACACCGATACGACCATTCAGGGTACGGGCTGTGCCGTCTTTCTTGATGAAGTTGACGGTGATGAACTTGCCCTTGCTTTGGGCGATGAAGTCTGCAATTTGCATGATGTTTTCCTATGGAAGAGACTCAACAGCGAGTCAGTAACGCTACTGATGACTCAATAGCGTTACAAAGCGCTGTCAATTGGCTTTAATGTAGTCCAGCACCTGTGCCATACCATCAGCAGACACAACCCACTCAGCCACACCCCCATCAAGGCAAAGCCCTGTAGGGTAGCCGCTACCATCCAGCAGTGTGGATGCATAGTAGCGTGACACAAACTGCCCACGCCCCATCCAACTGTCATGCATGTAGCGCTTGTCGTAAAACTCAACAAGCTTTGCCTTGTCATTGACTAAGCAGTCATTGCGGCCATAGGTGTCGCCTGCATTGACGATGCGGACGTTGAAGTTTTCAACTGTTAACATTTGTTTGCTCCTCAGCAAGTTGTTTGCATATGATTGTGACAGCCTTCTTTGCATCTTTGCGGGTGCTGAAGGATTCTTTGAGGGTCTGCACCACAACACCATCAACCCGTTTGGTGATGATGCCGTAGCACTTGCCAGCTTTCACTTTGGTGTAGCTGTGCCAGATGGTGTTGGCTTTGGCGATGTGCATCAGTGTGATGCCACAGAATAGATGTCGGCATGCTCGACAATGACGGTGTCTCTGACTGCACCATACACCACCAGAGGCAGGTCTAATTTGATGTGATGTGACACACCACCACCGTATTTGACACGGGACAGGGTGACGATGCCCTGCACAGGGAAGTCACCGAGATAACGGGCCGACACTTTGAGGTTTTCAAGATTCCATTGCATGGCTTTGTTTCCTTTCAGGAGTTGGTTTAAAACAACACAATCAACGATTGCATTGTCCGAAACCCACTGTATAGCACCGACCCCGATGCCACAGTGAGAACGCATGCATATTTTCAGTGCCATATGCTAGAGCACCCGCACAATTTACGATTGCACGACACCGTCAGCCAATAGGAGCATTCACACTGCGCCCGATGCCGATAAACAATTGTTAAAGAACTGGTCTTGCGACCCTGCCCCTGCGATGAAGGGCTTTTGTTTGTTGCTGACTGTATTATTTGATCAACAAATGAAAAATGTCAACAACTATTTTGTCGGTGTTGTTTTGTTGCAACATGGCAAACTTAACAGACAACCTAAGCGCCCCCGCCCCTATTGAGAAAACCCACCATCACGTGGCTGTTCGCATTCTCAGGGTGTAAACACTCTTCAAAGGACTGTTGTTTTTATACAACAACAACCCTTCAAGGAACATTCAAGCCTTCATTGTTCGCCGTTCGCTACAAAACACCCGCCCTTTGTACATAATGGCGTGATCGTAGCAAGCCAGCCATTCAAGCGCATCCGCCCTTGTAATGCTATAGTGTTTCTTTTTGAAGCCTATGCCCTGCACAGTGTATCGGGCGAACAGTTTAATGAATGCATTTTTCATAATGATACTTTCAGAATGGGGTGTTTTGTTGACGTTGACGCGGCATGTATTCGGGGATATGCACTGGCTTTTCAATCAACAAAGCCTTGATTGTGTCAATTGACAAGCCTGTTTTTTCTGCTATTTGCTCAATCGATAACATGCATTCTTCAAAATAGTAAATGACGTTCTTTTGTGTCATATTTGACCCCTTGAAACCCTAGGAAAGTCTAGGCCATAGAGGGCTTTGCAACCCTCTACAGTCTAGGTTTTCTTAATGCATGGCGATGATGATGGGGACACCTTTTAAGGCTTGCATGCCGCATGCATGGCCTTTTCCGGTGCAAGTGCCGCATGTGCCGGGGCATGGAAAAGCCTTAATTTTGAAAGCTTCGCGCAAAGCCTTGTTGATTTCCGGTGTGCCGTGCTCGTTACCCTTTACCTTTTTGCCAATACTGACAGCGATAAATTCGCCCCTTGTAATGGGCAAAGCTTTCACCTTGTTGATTGTCTCAATCGATGCATTGTGGCCGCCCGATATATTCAGCATGTAATTTGACGGATAAATACCCTTATAAGACAATATTTCCGCGAAGCTTTTGGAATATCCGTACACTTTAGCAAGTGGAAAAGCCTTGATTGTGTCAAACCAGAATGCAACATCATTAGCGCTTGAAAAATCACCGTCAACATATAAGCGCACATCATAAGCTTCGCCCTTGAAAGTATCATTGGCCGCTTGCAAAGCTTGCACAATCGCCCCTTGATTGTGACGTAACAAAAAGGCATTTTGGCATTGACGCATGAAAGCGGCCGGATATCGCCATGCTCTGAAAGAATAACAAAAATCAAGGCAAGCGCCCGCACCGGGGCAAGTGACACCGGGCAAGCTTGAAAAGGACACAAAAGGCAATTTGCTATTGCCATTTAAGGCAAAAACGCTATAAGCGGGTTGCATCGATGTAATGATGCTTTCAAGCTTTGCGAAATTAGCTTGCCATCCTTTTTTGCCCTTGAATAATGGCGAAGCTTTCAAGGCATGCAAGGCTTTTAAGGTTTCGAAACGTGTGCCGCTTTGCACAATGATGGCGAAGTCTTGCAAAGCCTTGAAAGTGTGAGCACTAGCGGAAAAGGTCTTAATTTTCATGGTGTTTACCTAGGGTAAGTTGACGGGGTTTAATAAGTGAAGCCGATAAAAACAAGCTTATCGCCCTTGATCATTATTTCCTTGTTTATGTCGCTTGCATCGATGCATGAATACGCCTTCGAAGCTTTGCAGTATTCGCCCCGGATATATACCGCTTTGCTGTCCGCTTTGCGCTTGATGTAGTCGCCTTGTTTCACTGATTTGATTGTGACGTTTTGCATTTTGTATCCTTAGAGGAAAAGACACCGACAAGATTATCGGCATCAAAACACATGCAAACACTGTGCCAACTATACATTTTGACGGTTAATAACATGATGTCAACATGCATTGTCATTCGAGAATAATGAAGTTATCCACAAGCAAAACTGAAAAGTGGTACTTGTTCAAGTTATCCACAAGGTGCATTGTATTTGTGCATTTATGCTCTTTGTTGGTGCATTGTCGCACCATTGCAGGGATGACACTGTGTTTTAGTACAGTGGTATTTAGTGGGGCTTTGTAGGGTTGCATTGTGCATGCATGCTATATGACTTTTTGTTGTAGTCCGCCACTGACACACACTAGATCTAAATGAGAATCATTCTCATTTGGCTACAGTCTAACAATGCATAACCGATATTTGATCAGTTGCAAATGCATTGTAAGTCATTGATTTCATTAGAGTTTTTCATTGTCGAGTCAAATAGCAAAGCCTATATTGTCTCACCTACCAGAAGAGTGTACTACTTTTGTTTTCTGGGCCGCTAGGCTAGGCTGGCTGGGGCATGCGTGGGCC